AGCATACAAGAGTAGTCATTATTAATAATAAAGTTGTAGATAGGCATACAACTTTGTACAAACTTAGACATGTGTTTTGCCGCCATATTTTCGACGGGGCTGTATTATAATATATAGCACTATACACCCCCCCCCCCCCGCCCCCCCCCCGGCTTCACAGGTAGGGGTAATAAGGATGTGATTGATTAGATGGGACGGTCGGCGCAAATACCGCTTGACAAATACGTTTGTTTTGTGTTAACATAAGAATAAAACAATTTACTAACAATTAAGAATGGAGGTGAAAGTCAATGCAAAACTTTAGTGATTATGTATGGCCAAGCACAGAAAACGTCAGGGTGATGCGTTTATTAGACATGTGTAAATTTGTTGATGCCGGTTGGAAACCGGAAAACCTGTCAGATGATGCGTACGTGGCTAAATGCCTCCGTATATATGGAGGGCCGGCAATTGACGCGTTGATAGACAGACTATACAACGTATTGTACTAACAACTAAACAAAAGGAGACTACAATGAAAGTTAGAATTTGTAAGAACGAGCAAGACGCAAAGGCCGGCATAGGCAAGGTATTTAATATTGATGTGAGTATACCTGACTTGGCTGATGTGTACGATTCAACACAAGTGGATAAATGGACTGAGTATGGGTTTAGGGTATGGTTGCAAAAGGATATTGGTGAGGCCAACAAAAAGAAATTCGGCGGTCGCGATGCGGAATTGGTGTCAAAGGAATTGACGGCCAAGGGTATCCCATTCACAGTTACCGATTGGGAGAAAAATACATCGAGTGAAGTATCTGCTTTAATCAAGGAATTTGCCGGATTGTCAATAGCTCAGATACAAGAGCTGGTTAGCAGTTACAAGGCAGCGAAGGAGGATGCCTAACGGATGGACGAAGGGCGGGAGCAATCCCGCCTTTTGTTGTCGCGGCGGACGGGAACCGTGTGTGGTTATACCACGGGACCGTGGCCGTGGCGTAACGTGAGGGCCGTGGCGGCGTTTCCGGCGCCCGGGTCGTACGTTTATATACCCTGACGTTAACGTGGCCAAAACGGCCCGTTTGTGTTATAGTGATAGTAGTAGTATTGTGGTTATATTGATATATTGATGGCAGTAATTAGTAGTTGTCATAATGTTATAATTAATTTTTTTTTCTAACGAAACGTTAGGACAATATTACAACCACTAATCGCGCCTATCAATATATCAAAAAAGTACTAAAGAGTGCTACTATCAATATAACACAAACAGAGCAGATGCTTCAAAAGTGACAAAATTTGCCACTCGGCTGAAATAAATTGAAAGGGAGTAAACTTAATGCTTTTTCTCTGCATGGACGAATGGAGTAATTATATAAAAGAGCGGGACAATTTTGTATGCCAGTCCTGCGGTATAGATGGAAGATTTACCAAAAACAGAAAGACAAGTACCAAAAATATTTGATATTATTATTTCTGTAAGCCTTATGGTATGGGGGATAGTATTACTTAGTAAATAAAAAGGAGAAAAACGATGATGATATGTAAGATGAAGAAATGTAGTGATGGTACGCCAATGGTAGAGCAACACAAGATTGGGGGATGCGTGGTGACATGGAATCCAGACACGGAGAGGTTTCATGTATCACACAAAGGGAAGAAGGATGCGGTATTTATAGAATATAGGAATGCAATAGGGTATGCAAAGCGCGTAGGATGATGCAATGACTGTTCATGATGTGAACGGTGATTGTAACCTTTACATAAGGATGAAAGGAGAGACTACAATGATACAATGTTACACACTTGGCGGCATCAAAGTTTACTATACTCTGCTGGAACTGTTGAGGATGCAAGATAACCTGAAAGGAGAGAAGTAAATGTACACCACTACCAATTATAAGACGAAGAAAGCATTAAAGGAAAGTCTTGCGGAAGGCAAGCGTGTTACATATTTCCAGCCTGGCCCTTTTGGGGGATCTGAGGTTAAAGATGGCACAATCTACCTCGAAGGCCCACATTATCCTGCAGCACATACATGGTATGCCGAGGCGCAGGTTAAGGGTGGTGTGATTGTGAAGGTGAGGTGATGGAGGTTATTATAACAATAGGGATATTTATGCTTGGCACCACCTTGTGTTTTATGTATGCATAGCACAGAAGGAGAGAAAGATATGAAGTGTAAAATATGCGGAAGAGTAATAGATGAAACAAGCTTCGGTAGACCCAGAAAAATATCACATTGCTTATTGTGCCATCGGTGGGTGTTGCGGGTAGGGACAGAGAAATGGCCTATGACTCGTAGTAAGAGAGTGAATGAACAGATCAGGGAATATATCCTTGATGACCACGAAAGTAACTCTTACAATCATACAGTTGGAGACACAACCCATGGATAAAGCCGCCCTTATAAAACTCCTCGATGATCCAGCAGTGATGAAGGCACTGACATCAAAGTTGAATAAAGATAACCGTAAGGTGAGTAAAAGGGTAACAGTGCATGATGTAACGTATTACCATACGTGTAAACTGTGTGGGGCGACATGGGAGTCGCAAAAATCTGCAACATTCCTTGGCAAGGTGGTTGATGACTTCAAGATGGAGCATGAGTCGTGTAAAAGTTGTAAGGCTAATTTAATGATATTGCCAAAGGAGATGCTGGTGGATAGAATGATTGAAAGAGCGAAGACATATTTATGCCATGGGAGACAAAGATGAAAGACAAATTCAGTGATGTACGTGGGCAGGAGATTGTGTTTGTATGGATGTTACCCAAAGTAAAGTTTAAAGTTACCTGCTTTGTGGCAGGAATTGATAAAACAACGATCCATCTTCACCCAAAGGATGAACGAAGATTTATAAAAAGCCTTGCGAAAGCTTATAAGGTAAAGTATAGCATTGTAGAACGAACGTGGCAGCCACCACAAAACTATGCATTTTGTGCAGTAAATAAGAGGGCTTACAATATATTATTAAAGGCGTTAAGAAAGAAGCAAAAGTCTATATGTGGTTCAGCGCTGGAGTGTATTACTGAAGATGGCCGCAGTGTAGACTGCCCACTATAAGGAGACTATGATGACAACTATTATAATACGAAATGCGCAAGGAGACATCATCGAAGAACGTAAGTGGCGCGGTGGCTTTCGTAAAGTCATCACCGCCACCAAAGGTGAACAGATGAACCGTAGATTTGGCCAATCGCCCTTTAAGAACTGGGCATGGCGCTTACATACAGAATTTGGGAAAGTGAGGTGATAGACTCCATCAACACCTTTATTGATTGGGTAGCAATGTTTGGAGCGGCTATAGTTATACTTACAATACGATATGTGATAGTAAAGGAGACGAAAGATGAATGATTCCATAAAGTGTAAACGATGTGGTGGCGCATGCACATGTTTCACCGATGCAAAAGGTAACATCATTTGGGAGTGCTCACAATGCAACGACCAAGTAAAGTTTGTGATGTATGATAAAGATAAGAATGCGGATGTAATCCGCGCCGCAAAGCATCTCCATGATAATGCGCCAGCAATGGTGGAGTTTCCGAGTGGGGATAGGGATTATTTAGATTAAAGATAGAAAGGGGTCTAAAATGTTTATGTTTATATCAGACAAAAAACTTAGAGCTATGATCACATCGGGTATTGAAGATTACTATAAACGCAATAAAATAATGCTTAGTAAATATATAGTAGAATGTGAAGTTTGTAAACACCTTATATACAGCGATAATGCTGTGCAAGGCGACAGCATAGTAAAACGTACATTTCCTTTTGGAGAACATATTCACGAAGTATATTATTGCTTAAGATGTAGTAAAAACCATAAAAAGAAAGGAGCCGCATAACAATGACTAAAGTTATCCGCATTATTCATGAACATTCATGGTCACAAGAATTATTATCCTACGGCCAAGCAATACTACGTTGCACCCAATGTGGATTATGGGTGTATGATAAACGCGAAGAACCAATGAGGGTAAATAAACTAGAAGAAGCTCCTACAAATGAATAAAGAACATGACTTTGGACTATGGCTTTGCATCTACAGTATCATCCTTAACATTGTCCTTGGCGTTGCCTTTGGGATGATATTCTGGCACACCTTTGTGCGATCGGAATGGAATGCTGGCTGGGTAGCGGCAAGGAATAACGGAAGCCTTATGGAGGTGCAGAAGTAATGACCAAGCGCGACTTTAAGTTCCTCGCCAACGCCATCGGTCGTGCCAATTACCTTGGCATCACTAACAAGATTACATTTGCCTGCGACATCGCAGAACGGCTTAAGGCCGAGAATCCTCGTTTCAACAAATTCATCTTTATCGAAGAGGTGAAACGATGCTGTAGCATGATTGACCTAAACCGATGGGCAAAGCGTAAGCTTCCAAAGGAGGAATATGACAAATAAGATACTCAGAAACAACCAACCGCGCTTCCCTATGGTTAAAACTGGTAAATACACCCAAGGTTACCGCCTTGGTGTGATGGACTCCACCATCCTTGGCAAACTGGAAGAACATGGCATCGTCCTACACATATGTAACAACTTCCAGCAAGCCCAATACTGGGTAGCACGCATCCGTGGTATAATCTACCATTCCGACCCCAACTTGCTGAAGCTATGTAAAGCCACTACGCGCGATAACATTATGGTGCTTTGGTCACTGGGAAAATTTAACGAACCAAAGCTCACACAAGCTATGATGGATGAGGCATACCGCCTTGAGAGCGTGACTGAGAATAAGCAGCTTTCACCTGTTGTAGGTGATATTATCACTCGTAGAATCCATGCCATCATTAACAAAGAGGAGGAGCCAGTGCTTGAGAATGAGGATGCGATTAAGGATTATATCATGGGAACGCTGAGAGGTAAGAAGGATGAATGATAGAGAAGAGCTTCACAAGTTTATCGTTGAGAAGTTGGGAGGTCAGTATAATCAAGAATGGACACATACTGCAAAAGGAGGTTGGAGTAAAACGCCCAACCTCGACACCTACGAAGGCTTAGGGCTGGTGTGGGGGTGGATAGGAAAGGATGAAGAATTTTGTGAAAAGTTTATAAAATATTACTGTGAAAAATTAAAATTATGGGCTTTATTAGATTATCAGGGATTAGTTTTTTTTTCTATCAGAATTTATTAATCCCTCGAAGTTCATAGACGCGGTGGGGGAGTTCTTGGGGTATAAGGAGGAGAAGGGATGAAAGTAATTTTTAAAGCAATACCAAGTGGTGATTATGAGTGTTTTTGTTTTGATGTCGACAGAGAAACATTTAAACGGTTAACCAAACATAATCCTAATAAACACGACAAGAGTACATTTAACAAGGGATTATATAAGATATACCCTTTTCATTTATTTGGGCACGAAGATAGGGTGCTAAAATTTTCTATCGAAGTTGAGAAGGAGGAAAAGCCATGACCTTGAGAGATCAGATTGCGGAGATAATTGAGCGTAATGAAGAACATAATATTGATAAAATGGGGAGTTGTCCTTCATCTGTTTATAGTGCGGATGAAATCCTTGCCCTTCTTGACGACTGTGAACAGGCAAATTATGGATCACAATTGATGGCATCTCAAAGTTGAAAGTGTGGGAGCATATCAAACCTCTCACGTAACGAGCCGGTGGATATGGGAATATTATGTTGGATGATATATGCGAGGCATTTAAAGAGGGAAGATGAAAGCTAAAACCGGTGAGGTCATAAGGAGGAGAAGGATGAAAACAGAAGATAAAATTTTATCAACCTCTCTTGTCTTAATAAACCATGCTATTAAGGCCAATATAAAATTGGCTAAAACTATTGAGAAGCAATTAATTAAAAAAGAGAGAGATATATTTAGAAATATGGCACGACAGCATTCCGATATATTGAATTTGCTTGAGACGGTAATGAAAAAGCATAAATCAGGAATACTTGCTGAATCTTATTATGAGTGTGTTGAGAGACTTATAAAACAAACAAGGGAGGCTTAGATGGATAACTTAGCTGCTGCATTTATCGGATTTGTCGCTGGTGTGATTACTTTTTACGCAATAGTTTCTACAATTATAAAAATGACTATTTCTGTAGAACATAGCCAACAAGAGAAGGAGTAATGCCATGGCCTTGGACAATCAGATTAAGAACGAAGAAAAGCATTTTTGGAGGGAAGATGAAGGCTAAAACTATAGATAAATTTCAAAAACTTTTATGTTCTATCTTCGGACATAGATTTCATACGATGGTAACTATCAATAACGGGAGTTCTGTTTTTGGATATGTCCAATGTCAAAGATGTGGGTATAGGAAGGATTTTCAATATGACTTCTAAGAATAAAACCGTGGAGGAGCCCGAACCCTTAAGGACTTAATTAAGGAGGGATTGAGATGAGCATGAAGATGTGTTTTAATGGGCATGATTCGATTGTATATACCGATTATGACCATAAGAATCGGTATCACAAATGCCCTCTATGTGAGGCTCTTAGTAAGATTGCGGAGCTTGAGGAAGAGAATGCTTCACTTACAAAGAATGCGAAACTATCTGGAGATAATATGTCCTTAAGACAGGAGGTGATGTGAGATGGTAAATCAAATACCATTAAAAGTAACAAATTATTCCTGCACAATTTGCAACCGTTGGCATCGTGCAGGAAGTAAAAAGTTCGAAGAGCATTACAGCCAACACTTCAAGAACAATCTCTATATTGGAGAAAAGAAAGGAGGTAAAAAAATTCAGGCAGTCCATAAAGAACATAAATAGTCAGTACCCGGAGTGGCGGAAGCGCATGGTGCGGAATTTTGAGAGTGGGGGAAATAGGCAAAAGCCGAAGACTAACCCTGCCGAGAATTATGTGTAAAGTAAACGCTAATTGACTCTGGTAAGACCCAAAGAGCCAGCAAACCAGAGCGCATAATCAATGGGTCATGCCGGTATCGAATCCGGCCTCCGGGAATTAAACATTGAACCGCTCTGTGAAGGCGAAAGATGCCTAACCAGCAACCCCACTATGCAGGGGAGATCACGGCCAACGTGGCTTCATTATGGTGATGAAGAATTGTACAAGGTGGGATACTTAGTTCCCTTAAAATCACGCATAGGCAGAGCTTAAATAAAGTCCTGAACCAGACTATAAACGGTCGGCAAGTTTTCAATTTGCAGTATGGGTACTGTTGCGGAGTAAAAGAGCGGGTTTCCCCCCGGAGGCCCGCTCAATTAAAAGGAGGATTAAATGTCAAACCCTGAAATGATTAAAATTGATGAGACCGAATATGTGCGGAAAGATAGCATCAGAAACAATGACCAGTATGAAAACTATGTAATTGTTAGAACTTATTCGGCAGGTGTTTTTATGGGACATCTTAAATCAAGAATTGGGCAAGAAGTAATGTTGCAAGATGCCAGAAGATTATGGATGTGGGACGGTGCGGCTACACTATCACAGTTAGCCATAGATGGAACATCTAACCCGTCTGGTTGCAAATTCCCTATGCCAGTACCGGAAATACTTCTCTTGCAAGCTATTGAGATAATCCCTTGCACAAAAAAAGCGGTTAAATCAATTCAAGGAGTACCTATATGGAAAAGATAGCAAACGGTTCCATTTCCAGTTCCGGTTCCAGTTCCGGCTACGGTTCTGGTGACGGTTCCAGTTCCGGCTACGGTTACGGTTCCGGTTCCGGTGACGGTTCTGGTTCCAGTTCTGGTTACGGTTCCGGTTCCGGTGACGGTGACGGTTACGGTTCCGGTTCCGGTGACGGTGACGGTTACGGTGACGGTTCTGGTGACGGTTACGGTTACGGTTCCGGTTACGGTTCCGGTTACGGTTAAAATACTTATTTAAAAGGAGAGAGATGAAAAATTTAGAATGCGAAATTGTTGTGAATGGCGAGGAATACGTTAAAAAGTCAACAGTACTTCCGAACGTACCATGCGAAGAAGGATCGGGGCCGTATGTCATTGGAGAAAAGTACTATATCGAAACTGTAACAAAATACTACACGGGACGATTGGTTGCTATCAAATGTGACGAATTTATCCTTGACCAGTGTGCATGGATTGTGGACACCGGAAGATATGCACAGGCCATGCAGTCAGGGATTTTCAATGAAGTGGAACCGTTCCCCGATGGGCTTGTTTTCATAATGAAGGGTTCAGTGGTAATAATCAGACCGTGGAGACTTGTTCTGCCTCGGAGCCAGAAATAAATGAATGCGGTAGTGTTGCGTATTGCATATGAAAATAGCGGGAGCAGGAGCAGGAGCGGGAGCGAGAGCTGGAGTAGGAGCTGGAGGAATCAATAGTTTAATAACGGGAGTCCCCACCACGCTAACCGTTCACGACTTGAGCATTCAGCACAATAAATAAAAGATGAAACATACAATTTTGGTCGGTTTTGAACAAATTCGTCCAATTTTGTTTGACAACGTACACACAATTTGTTATACTAAATATACGCTCAAAGAGCGGCAACACACAATCAGAGAGGAGAGAAAACAATGACCCCATCCGTAATTCTTACTGTATGACTACATTCATTCTCATCCTTTGCATCATCATATTCATCATCATAGCAAGTAAAAAGCGAAGATAATCCCAATTATCTATTCCATCAAAGAAAGGAGGTGAAACACACATGAAGATCGAAAAACTTAATTACAGTATCGACACAGGCGATAAGGATGAAGAAGGCAACAAGGTATTCACTAAGCACAGCGTTGACTTTAACGTTCCTGTTGACCTCGACGAGATGTCGCAGGTATGGGGCGCGAACGTAGCATACGAAAAAGCAATGGCGACTATCATAATTGATGCCAGACGCCTTTGCTACAAAGCTAAGGATAACGCCGAAGCTCAGGATTTAGTATCTAAATGGATTCCTGGCGTTTCCACTGGCCGTAGTGGTATGACCAAGAAGGAGCTCGTTGACCTGTTGGGTGACATGAGCGAGGAAGAGATCACAGCATTGAAAGAGATGGCGAAGCAGAGAAGGGAAGCACAGCCGGCATAACTTTCAACAAGAGGTTTTTGGTGACTGTATACTGGAACCATAATTTCATCCTTTAAGAATGGAGATAAACAATGAACTTTCTCAAACTTAATCAAATCGAAAATAAACCTTGGATTGACTATTCCAGTCTCTCTATGTACATGACTTGCCCACGCAAATACTGGTGGCGCTCCATCCAGCACATCACCACCGCCACCGATCACCCTGCTCTTACCAATGGTAAAGCCTATCACGCTGCTATCGCCGACTACCACCGTGCGCGACTTGCTGGTGCTTCGTTCAACGATGCCGTAGAGAAGGGAATCGCCACCGCTATCCCCATCATGCAGGAGATCAAAGTTGAAGGCACCAAGCGCAATGCTACAGTTGCTGAAGCATGCCTCCGTAACTACTTCACCCGCTGGAACGATGATGTGAGTACCATTCTCCATGTTGAAGTAGGAGGTGCAGTTGACCTTGGCGACTTCCTCTATGTTGGGCTTATAGACGCTATCAAGGACACCCCTTATGGCATCGGCATCAACGAGACTAAGACTACTACGGTGGTGGGAGATAGGTGGCAACTGCGAGGCAAGCCTAACATGCAAATCGAAGGGTATATGTTTATGGCATCTGTCTTGTTAGGCAAAGATGTTTTAAGCGGTACGCTCGACGTAATTCCTATCCATGAAGATTCCAAGAAACGCAAAGACCCCTTTCGCATTCCAACCACTCGCACCCACGAGGAGCTTGCTGAATGGCATCGTAACGTCGCGCATTGGTTTGCTAAAATAGAGCAGGATAAGCACGACGACTTTTTCAGTATGGACACTAATCAATGTGTGCCACTCATCGGAAGTGATTGCCCTTACCACATTGTGTGTAAGCTCTATGAAAACCCTCACGGCAGAAGCGACATCACAGTCCCTGGCGAATATATAATCAAACCTTGGTTGCCTTTGGGCAACCTTATTTCAGCATAAGCAAAGGAGAGAAAAATGTTATTAACTGGAGATAAAGAGAAGACACTTAAAGGCATCTTATCCCACGTTGCAGATAAAGATGCAAAGAATGAAATTAAAGACCTCATCGAAGAAGTAGCCCAAGCAGTTTATGAGGAAGGTTATAATAATGGTTATGAAGCCGCCAAAGACGAGAAGGAGTAATCCATGAACCCTATTCAAGACTACATACAAGGCGTCAAAGATATATCATACACCAGTATGTCAGACATACTGAAGCGTGATGCCATCCAGGGCCTTAAGGATATAGCATGCAACTTGGCAGATGCACAAGTAAAGGAGAAGGAATAATGTTAATCACCATCTGTGGTGATTACATGACTGGCAAGACTGTCAGTGCCTGCACCTTCCCTAAACCTATGAAGTATCTTGACTATGATGGGAAGTTCCTTAGCGCCACCACCGCCAAGAACACCGATGGCACATTGGTAAATCCTGATTGGAAGGAAATCGAAGTTGTGCCTATGTATGAAAGCGGAGGCCAGCAGGATTTAGACTTCAAATTTAGCCTTGATGCTAAAACCGCACCCGCTTTCGCAAAGGACTCCTTGAAGATCAACGATAAGTTCAACGCACAGACAAAAGAGATATTCGGGAATCCTGGTAAGTATAAAACTGTTGTGCTAGATAGCCTCTCGCGGATGTTCCGCGTATGGAAGAACTTACTCATGATTACTAACAGTATCCCTAATCCCAGACCTGGCGACTACATCTTCTTCGATGGATTACTCGACAAATGGTTTACAATGATGAAAGAGATGCCAGTGGACTTTGTAATCCTTGTAGCACACGAGGCCATCGATAAGGATGAACTTACTGGCGAGATTAAAGAGTTTCCGCTTGGCATCAGTGCTAACTTAGGTAAAGCAATGGGGCGTTACACCAATGAGTTGTACCGCCAGATGGTAGAGCAGGATAAGCATTTATGGTACACCAAAAGGAAGGGTAGATTTAATGCAGGTTCATCACTGAGCCTCCCTTCCCCAATACCAGCGACGTATCACGAGCTGAAGAAATATCTTCCGGTGAAGGAGGTAAAGTAGTGCAAAGAACCGGTGTTACATTACAAGCTATAGGTCAAGTAGGAAGTCATAAAACAACAATCTTAAACATATGCAGAAAAGCACTATCAAAAAGTGGGTATACAATAAGTGAAGGAATACCAATCTCTATAGTGATTGAGCAAATATATGTTGAAGAGAGCGACATCACAGTCCCTAAGGAGGTGAAATGGTAGTCAAGGAGATCACTGTTGGTAAGACATTCAATACAGGGAACTATACATCAGTCAGATTTGATATAACTGTTTCCATCGAACAAGACGATAATATTGAAGACAAAGTTAAAAAATTATCTGATGATATAGACTTCTGGTTTCAACAGAAAATAACCAAGCCTGCAGGCGCAGGCGCAAAATAAGGAGGGTGCAAAGATGAAATTCGATGTAGACTTAACTGTTGAAGAAGTAACAGATGGAGAACACACAGCAAGAGTGCAAAAGGTAACTTACCAAGAAAAGATCGGCGAGAAGTGGAACAACGACGGTACTACTGATGTGGATGCTGACAGATGGGGAACCCTTCCCAACGAGAAGAGACGGATACAGATACAGCTATCCACCGTGGGTGAAAAAGGTAATCCCATCAATTTATTCCACGAGTTCTACTTTACCGGCGGGACACCAGAGAAAGCAAAGAAGGCACAGGAGATGTCTGGCAGAGCGTTAGCTGCAATGGGTGTAAACATCACTCCGGAAGGTTTCGATCCTGAAGAGGCACTTAACAACGAGGTTGGTATCACCATCACCACTGAACAGACAGCTGGTTACTCACCAAAGAAAGTAATATCTAAGTTCTACAAAGCATAACTGTGCGTATAAGCCCACCACCTACTTCGGTAAAGGGTATCATTGCCCTTCTCCAAGTTCTTGCTGGACACCGATTAAAGCAAGGGTGGGCTTAAATAAAACTAAAGGAGGATATATGGCCACACCCATTGACATCGAGTTCCAGAAACAATTAGACATTCTTAGAGCTCTCATAGAACCTATCTCTAAAGATGCCTTACCTAACGACAGTTTTGTAGATAAAACACATTGTGGGAATCTCTACACCCATATCGTATACGAAGATAAAGAGAAGACCAAGATCATCAAAGTCCTTGCTGACCTTGGCAAGAGTGGTACATGCGCCAACGCTCACCTCAGCGAGTTATGTGAGCTTTTAACAGGCTTATTCTTATATGTGCCAAGCAAGAATGACCGTTACAAGGTGTTTATTATGGCTGCTGGACACAGCTGTGGCCCAGGCACCACCTGTTTCGACGTTATGCTTAGACGCTTGATGACGATAGATACAAGGGTGAAAGGATAATAGAATGAACCTTTTAGAAGAAACAAAAGAAGCTATAATTACAAGTAAGCATATACCAGAAGAAATCACATTTATTGGTTCAATTACTTCTGGGTATAATTGTTCGTGGGAAGAGTTTGAAGTTCTTGCTGATAAAGAATATAATGCAAGTTATGGTGCGGCAGAAGTAGCGCAAGATTTAAAAATTATTTTTGAAGATAACACATATCTTGAAAGAGGTGAATATGACGGCTCTGAATGGTGGGAGTTTACACCTATACTAACTATACCTACTATAAACAAGAGAATAAACTCTTTGTTTGCAGCAGGTGTTGGGTGGGAAGACTTGATAGAAATAAACGAGAAGGTAAAGGAGGTAAAGCTTGAGTGGTAATAAAGAAGTTCATTGCATCCACATTGAAGTTCCTATTGAACTATGGAAAGAGTTTAAAAAAATAGTCCCTGAGTCAGGCGTCACATCCATCATCATCCGCCGCCTCCTTCGGGATTATGTCAATGCCATCCGTATCGGTCACAGTACGATTGAAGTTACGAAATTATGTGGCTTCAATAAACAAAGATGGTAAATGTTTTTATCTTGGTGTATTCACTAACCAAGAGGAAGCAGCTTTAGCTTATAACAAAGCTGCTATACAATTACATGGCGAGTTCGCTTGTTTAAATATAATAGAAAGCCAAAAGGAGGAATAGTGGTACTCACAGACCTTTTAGCCACACCTAACTCTGACCTCACCGATGAGGAACTGGAACGCAAAATCAGCGTCCTGCGCAAACTACGCGTATTTCAAACCGAAGAAATTGAAACTGAAGATGGCGTCGATGAAGATGGAGAACCTATCATTCACACTACCAAAGTTCGTAAAGCTAAAGCCATCAAATCTAACAAGGCTCGCCGCATCAACGATCTCCTTACAGGGATGAGTGCTGAAGACCAAAAGGATTTCTTGCGCCTCATCGCAGAAAGGAAAGCAAATGGATAAGAAAACCATTCACTCTGTTGAAATCAGCGCCATCGAGATTGGCAATCGCCAGCGCAAGAAGCTCGGTAACATTGAAGAACTTGCTGACTCCATCAAACATCATGGACAGATATACCCCATTATCCTCACCGAAGATAACAAACTCGTTGCTGGAGAGCGTCGCCTTCGCGCTTGCCTCCATCTTAAACTTACCCACATCGATGTCATCTATCGCAAGTACGCTGAACTTGACTCCCTCATCATTGAAGCAATCGAAAACATCGACAGGAAAGCCTTCGAGTGGGAAGAGGAAGTCAAGATCACCGAGGAACTTCACAAAATGCTTATCCTTAAATATGGCGATAGATGGAGTGGGCGCAAGACTGCGGAGAAAATAAAAATGTCCCTTGGTGGTGTCAGTACCAATCTCCAACTTGCTCGCGCGCTTGAGGAATCTCCTGATGTATTTGAACGCTGCCGTACTAAGGAACAGGCTCTTAAAGCTTTGAAGAAATATGAACTTGATGAAGCTATGGCCGAGCTTGCTCTACGCAACAGTAAGAAAAAGTATGGTCTTAAAGCCAAGAATTATTTATTCAACGGAGACTCTATCTCTCTTATCAAAACTGTTCCCGACGCTCACATCAACGTCCTCCTCACCGACCCACCCTATGGCATCAATTTGAGCGACACTATGTTTCACAGTATCAGTGATATACCCCCTGAAAACAAAGACTCATATAATGATGCAGAAGATTATTTCAAAGGCTTACTCGAAGCCCTTCTCCCTGATATTAACCGTGTAATGAAACCTGACTCCGCGGTGTGTTTATTCTGCGGTTACAAATATAGTCAATGGCTCGCAGACCAATTTCGTGAGATAGGATATGCCATGGATGCCCTACCTGGAATATGGGTTAAGAAGAACACAGGGCGGTGTAATGTGCCTGAAAAATACTTCAACCGTGGCTATGAGTATTTCGTCTATGGCACTCGCGGGATGTTCACGCTCGCTAAACTTGGCACGAACAATGTCATCCAGTGTACTAACATCAACACAATGGATCGTATCCATCCATCAGAGAAACCGCTTGAATTGATGGAAGAGCTTCTGTCGAGATTCTGTTTGCCTGGTCATACCACCCTTGACCCATTCGCAGGCTCTTGCTCATCTGTGGTTGCCTCAATCAAGCGAGGTTGCATTCCAGTAGGGTTTGAATTAGATCCTAAGTTTTACAACAACGGCTTACAGCGCATCGCTAAAGCCTTAGAAATGAAAGATGAAGGGAAGATGCAGGTGATACAATGATATATACAGCAAGAATAGGTGCTAAAGATATTATAGGTAGAGTAGTTGATATAACAGTAAAAAACAGCAAAGGTCATTGTTTTGCTCCAACATGGGAACTTGTAATGAGCTTTAAGAAAGGCAGAATTTCTTGGGCAATATATGAAGAAAGGTATAGAGAATTAATATTTCAACGAACTAAAACACGCTGGGAAGAGTTTTTATTACTTATAGAACAAATCAAAGTAGAAGATATTACTTTTGTATGCTTTTGCGTAAACGAAGCATATTGCCATAGAAGAGTAGCAAAGGAAATATTGTTAGAATTATCACAAACAGAATAACCGTTCAAGTTGTGATCGTCCATAAAACAAAGGAGAAACAATGACAATAGCAGATCATATAAACTCAGCACTTAAAAAGAACCAAAATCAATATCATGTAAAAAGTTTTACAGATGCCACAAATTTACTTATTGACTATAATGCTGCTATACTTAAGTTTGGCAATAAACCAGTTTTGCGTTCTACCTTACAATGCTTCATCAAAGGTTGTGCGTCGCAAGGATTGGTGCATAAATGATCGAATTAACAGTTAAACCAGCACCAGGTGCTTTCCTTGATGTGACTTGTATTGAAGCTATACGAATTGCAAAGATTTTAAATGTAGTAGTACATTTTGAATTCAACAATGTATCGCTGTTTGCATGGCCAAGCACAGAAGTAGATATATTGATTAACATATACTGTGACAGAACAGGAAAATACAATGATAGATACAAAGCTATTTGAATCTATATTCGTTCCAGCTGTAGGCCCTCTCACAGCTCGCATCGCCTTCATCGGTGAAGCCCCTGGCCATGATGAAGAACTTGCTCACGAACCTTTCGTAGGAATGTCCGGCAACATCCTTAACATAAAACTCCATGCCACTGGCATCATCCGTCATCAGTGTTACATTGATAACCTTATACAGGTGCGCCCCGCTACATTCTATAAGCACCAAGAGACGCTTGGTTACAGTGGCATCCGCCGTCCTAAGAACGAGAATGACTTCAGCATCTTCTGGAGCGGCTCACGTCCTACACAAGCTCTCATCGACGCTAAAGCATCCCTTCTTGCTCGCCTTGAGAATGTCAAAGCTAATGTTTTCGTCCCTCTTGGTAATAGCGCACTATGGGCATTAACAGGCCAGTCGAAGATAAGCATCTGGCGTGGCTCGATATTACCTTGCACCCTCCCTTCAGGTCGCATCATTAAAATAATCGCTTCCTACCACCCTGCTGCTGTCATCCGCGATTGGAAACTTGGGGCTGTGCTTCAGTGTGATTTAGAGAAGGTTAAAGTGCAGAGTGCATTCCCTGAGGTGAAGTATCCACAGCGCGAGTTACGAGTCGCTCCTACTTACAGCGATGTAGTAGATTACATATACACAAACAACGCTTCGGAGGTAAGTTTCGATATTGAAACTTCCCCTTCCGATATAACTTGCATTGCATTATCCTCATCGCCAAACATTGCTATATCCATTCCTACCACCAAGCATTACTGGGGTAGCATCAGCAGACTGCACGAAGTCTTAAAAGGTATCCAATTTCTACTGGAAAGCAAAGCCTCAAAGGTAGGCCAAAATATATCCTACGACCTCCAGTATCTCATCCGCATCTGGGGCATCCTGCCCACTAAGCCGTGGCATGATACTATGATAGCCCAACACACTTGTTATCCTGACTTGTCAGGTGAACAAAAGGAAGAAGGTTCTTCCAAGGCTAAACGTGTCATGAAAACAAAGTCCCTAGCATTTATCTCCTCCATCTACACCGACGAACCCTATTATAAAGATGAGCTAAAGAAATGGATCGATGGCAAGTCCAACGATGAGGCATTATGGCGCTACAACGCTAATGATGCAGCCGTCACCCTTGAGTGCCACTATGCTCTGCAGAACGAGATGAAAGAGTTAGGTGTCACCCATACTTACGACTTTATGATGGAACTCCTCGAACCATTGCTCTACATGATGTTGCGCGGAGTTCGCATTGACGAATCCGCTCGCACCCAACACGTCATAGACATGACAGCGAAGCTTAAGCATAACAAAGAGATATTTACTGCTAAATATGGTGAGATAAACTTACGCTCACCTAAACAAGTACTCGAACTTATCTATAAACTCGGCCTTAAGCCGCCTATGAAAGATGGCAAGCCTTCCACCAACAAACAGGCTCTCGACAAACTTGCAGTCAAATCCCCAGAGTTCAAGAACATCATTGGCTTCCGTGAGGCATCGGTTCTTCTCAGTAATCACCTCCAAGCGCCTGGCGATGGAGAGGATGGCAGATGGAGATGCTCCTTCAACAGTACTGGAGCCGCCACTGGTAGACTCTCATCAAGTGTTGGTATCTTCGGTAGCGCCACCAACCTTCAGAACGTCAAAGCCAGCCTTCGTAACATCGTTGTACCTGACCCAGGCAAAATCTTCAGCGAGGCCGACCTTAAAGGTGCGGAAGCTATGATCGTCGCTTACTTATGCGAAGACGAACTCCTCATTTCCAAGTTCATCAACGGAGAGAACATCCACACCCACACAGCGATGATGATATGGCCCGCACTTACTCCTGATGCTATAGCCAGAGATAAAAAGATATGCCACAAAGAAGGCCGCGACACTGAATCCTTCTACCATCGCGCCAAGACCACCCGCCACGCAGGTAACTACAACGTCGGCGCATACACTCTCAGCATGAACCTAAAGATACCAAAGGCCGACGCCGAGAAACTCATCCAGCGCTTCAGAGACAGAAGCCCGAACCTTGCAATGTGGCATAGTGAAGTAGACCAACAACTTAAGAAAGATAGGATACTTATAACACCATTAGGCAGAAAGAGAAAGTTCTTCGACAGGTATGGGCCTGAACTTCTCAAGCAGGGTTTGGCCTACATCCCCCAAGAGACCGCCGCTCACATCTTAAACCTTGGCCTTATCAATGTATACAATAAGCTGTGTGCGCCATACAAAAGTATCGAAGTTCTACTGAATGTCCATGACAGCATTCTCGTGCAGCATCCACCTGAACTCACATTCTTCGTCCATAACCAGTTGCATAAGTTAATGTCAATCCCAGTCATGATTAAAGGGAGAGTATGTACTATACCAATCGACATTAAGTGTGGGATTAACTGGAGGGATATGAAGTGAGAATTGATGCTTTATCAATATTAGATTTAGTTACCCCTGGAATAATTATGTTAGCAAAGGAAAATGGATGCTATATGTACTATGAAGGTTTTATTCCACGTATTAAGCATAAACATAAAGGTATACCTATAAACATAGATATAGTTAGAGCTTGTATGGAAACAAACACATATTCCATCCTTAAGTTTTATATTATATGGCTTTGTAAGAAAGCAAAAAGGAGCAGAAAGAAATATGCGATGTAATATATGCCAACATACACATTTTAACTTTTATGGTAGAGAACTAAATGTTGATGTTTCTACCTTTGACAGCGATGATAGCAGAGCAGTCTCAGATATAGCAACTATAGGATTTAAAGCCACCTTCGTCCAGTGTTGCCAGTGTAACGGCACAATATGGGGTATTGACTGCGGTTGGTATCCTTTCCTTGACTATGAGAAAGCCAAATGGAGAAATCGTAATTCAAAACCTGCTCCAGCATCCAACGAGAAGCTAGACCTCCTCAAAGGTCTCTCCATCGATGACCTCCAAGCCCTTCTCGCGCTCAGGAATTCCAAGTGAGTGACTCCCGCAAAGCAGGCTTCTGGCTCGATACATACATCCAGTACACCCAACAGAGCGAAGCTCCCACTAACTACCATATGTGGTCCGCCATCAGTGTCATAGCCTCGTGTCTGCAGCGTAAGGTATGGTTAAACTGGGGATTTTTCAACATCTACCCTAACCTCTATATAGTCCTTGTCGGCCCTCCCGGCACCCGCAAGAACACTGCGATAGGCATTGCAACATCAATGGCGGATAAGGTAAAAAACATCCATTATATTGCTGACAGTACAACAGGAGCCTCCATTGTAGAGGAACTCAAACTGTCTTTATCATCAGAAGCTACGTCAATAAATAAACATGCTGAACCTATCAGGCATAGTTCTGTTACTATAGTAGCCGAAGAACTCAGTGTCTTCTTCATCATGGATAAAGATATGATGAAATGGCTCACCGACTGGTTTGATTGTAAAGATAAATGGGAGTATAAAACTAAGGGTAGAGGCGCATACCCTATTGAAGGAGAATGGGTTAATTTAATCGGCGGAGCAACACCTACAAGTTTTGCCAGTACTGTTTCTGCTACGGCCATAGGCGAAGGTTTCGCTTCGCGTCTCATCACTATTGTCGAAGACGCTCCGCGTAAACTTAATGCAAGGCCAAAACTTACTCCAGAAGAAGTAATACTATATAATAATTTAACATTTGACATACAACAAATGGCAGCACTTCAAGGAGAATTTACTTTATCCATTGAAGCAGATAAATGGTTTACTCATTGGTATGAACACCCTATCCCTAATCCTATGAGAGACGATGAAAGATTTATGGGCTACTTCTCGCGCAAACATATCCATCTTCTTAAAACATCTATGGTAATCTCTGCTTCCATTAGCAATAATAAGATTATTACACTTGACCATATACAATATGCCCTTGATATTCTTGAGAATACTGAAACTCGCCTCAGTGATGCCTTTGGCGCAGCTGGGCGTAGCATCCTCGCCACTGATATTGATGACATTATGAAGCTCCTCAAGATGCACAAGCGCCTCGCTAAAGAGCAAGTGTTCGGCCAAATATGGCGCAACGTTAATCCCATTAACCTTGAACACATCTTCAATGTACTGAAAGAAGCTAAAGCAATAAAGGAAGAGGTAGTAGACGCCAAGGTATATTATATATGGCTCAAAAACCTTGAAGATATTAATATGGAAGATTTACCAAAGAAGGAGGAGTTAAAGTGCCAGACCTAAAATGCAATAGTTACTGTCCACAGTGTCAGTGTAACGAGTGTCCTGTTATTGAAGGGTTAAGGGAACAGGTGGCATCATTACAAAGCGTTATTGAAAAGATGAGCATCGAAGATAAGGAGGAAAGTGAATGAAAACATCATGTTATTACTTTAATTGGGGCGGTGGAGAGGAAGGGCGTCCCTCATATCCACAGGAGTATGGGGCAAGGTGTGAGAAACAAAAGAAGCTCTTCCCATTTGCTGTACTTTTAGGCAAAAATCCAGGAGAAGAGTGCAAAGGTTGCTCTTACTATAGCCGCAAAAAACAGAGGCCATTATGACAATCACCTTAAACAAACCCATCCCTACCCGTAAACTTGATTTCACCTCTGGAAGGCATCGTAGTCTCATCCCTACAAAATGCCTCAACGAAGGTTGCACCCTTAAAACGGTAGAAGTTGATGGAATTTGTGTACCTTGCAAGGTAGCCATAAAACGAGAGCGGATGTATAAAGAGTTAGAAAGGAAGGGAGGCTAAACCTCCCCTTCTTCCCTCTTACTCATTAGCAGATATTGCTGACCCCTTCTTCTTTATCTCTCTTGGAATCGATACCCCACCTGGTGTACCCCATTGTGCTATCAACAGCGCGACACCTTTCATCTTTTCATCTGCACTAAGCTTTGAACTCATAAGCACCCTCCCCACATTCATTGCAAGCCCTGCAATAGGAGAGGCTACTTGAAATGTGTAAGCAGATAAATGAAATAGCTTCAATCCTAATTCTTCAGATATATATGCAGCAAGCACACCACTGTAAATGTAACTTCCTACTCGTTTTAAGTTAGCAAAACTTGGATCATTTACCGCTGCCGCTCCCGCCCTACCTGCATTCTCCATATACTTCTGCACCCAATATTTGAAAGCAAAGAGTGATCTTGGCAACTTCTCCATCGCAAATGCCTTAGTCACTGGCGTTATCATCCCCTCAATCCTCATCGCTTCTTTAGCGGCTAAAATTCTTGTATCGCGCTCACTCAAATTTGGTTGCTCGTCCATAATTTTAGCTTTGCTTCCTTCATACGCCACGATTTTCGCTATCCCATTCCCAAAGTCACCAAAGTTTCCAATCTTATCCAGAAGTTCCATCGGCCTCTGGAAGCGATTAGGAATCATTTGTGGTGTAAGCAGTCCTACACTCTTAGCTTCATTATAAGATTCAGCAGGGTGCATAATAAGTTTCCCTAATCCTTTAAGCGTATTAATCTCTCCAAGTTCAGGATTAATTTGCGTTAATATGCGACCCATATGAAGTGTTTGCAATCCTGTATTCAAAAATAATATTGACCTCGCGCCTGTTCTTGCCACCTTTCTATCTATTGCCTTAAACACATTACCTGTTTGATCCATTATTCCAAGGTAGTCCCGCACAAAATTTGTCGCATAATCCTTCATCGCGCCATCAGGCATTTTTGAAATCGCTTGTCTTGCCTTCAACACAGCAGGTTTGTCATATAATATCCTCGACACCGCAATCGCATATCTCCTATACACCACAAGTGGATTCGTTTCAAAGTCTTTCATATCTCCTGTACGTTTCTCTGCTGGCCCAAACCTTGGCATAGGCTTAGTCCTTCCATAAACATTCTCCGCCCCAGTTACCGCATTTATAATATCATCACTCTTGCCATCAAGTGCGTCCTTAACATACTTTTGAACGTTGCCAAGCAAGTTTATCTTCTCAATGTAGTGAGCAAAATGGCCAGGTAATGCTTGTATAGCATGGCCTTGTTTATCAGTAACACCTGCCTTCTGCATCTCCGCCATCTTCTCTTGCTCCCAGGCTCTTAACTTATTCGCGCGATCAATTGCTTCCGCTGTAAACCCTTTACCTTTAGCATCATTAGGATTTTCATACTTATCAAGTATCATAACCACCTGCTGGCCGAGGGCGTTAGATTCCTTCCCCAATCTTCCTGTTCTATTCGACAGTGGTGACATCACAATCCCTTTCATCGCATCATCAAGTTTCCCAAAGTTATCCACCACCCACATCTGCTTTGGGATAAAATCCTTAACAATCATAGTGTTGGGAATAGAGTGAACAAGATCTGCATTCGGCCCTTTATATGCTTCCAGTGTCTGATGATAGGTTGAGAACACCTGTAATCCCTGTTTAAATCTTCCAACTTCTACAATCCCTTTCTTTTTATCATAAGGTTGTGCTACACCCACCACACCTATCTTACTCTGTGCTTCCAGCCACGCCTTGTGAAGGTAAGGTCTAAGTTTCTCCGCTGCTGCTTTATCCCCTACAAGGTTTATAATTTCATTCGCCCAGTTATGAAAGGACATCCCCGCCTTCGTGCGCTCAGTGTAACCTATCGCAGATTCGACTAATGCCTTCGCAAGATTAACAGGATTAAGGTGTAACGTAGATATATCCTTAAACGCATCATTTGCTGCCTTAAGCCGCTCGTCAGAGATGATCCATTTTTGTGCTTTAGCCTCTTCCTTTACTGCATTAAACGCCTCAGTGTAAGCCTGCTCATTCATAACCTTGGGTTCAGCACTTGTGGGTGTAGCCTTCATCTCACTTTTCGCTTGCTCCCAAGCCTTAACCGCATATCCTCTCGCCATCTCTCCAAATTCACTCACAATCTTCTTCACAAACTCTTGCACACTATCCAACCCCCGCTCGATATGATACACCGCTACATCTTTCAATGCCTTAATATAATCAACTCCAGGTGCGCCGCCGAACAGTTTATTCTTACCATAATTCTTAATAAAGTCTTTAGCCTTCTGCACCTGCTCTTCTGTCATCCTTGACCTTGGCGCGGTAACATCAGCAACAGGATGGGTTTCTATCCCCTTCAAATCCTCTACTGTAGGCTCCGCTTGATTCGCAATCGCTTCCCAATCTGCATGTTCAGGATCAACTAATACTTTAACTGCATCTTTCACCATCCGTTCGGGTGGTGACATTGCCTTTCGTTCTGCATCAACTAACCTTCTCATAGCAAGTGCTTCAGGACTTCCTGCAATAAAATCTCCAGCAGGCGTAGCATCTGCTGCTTTATAATATTGTGCTTTAAGCTCAGCAATCTGTTTCTTTATAACATGTTTCTCTTTAGTTGTAGTGGCTTCTGACAACTGTTTAACTAAAGGAATCCCATATTGATCGATAGTATCGGGGGTGAACTTTGGAGGTTCCGCCGCAGGTGGTTCTGCCGCAGGTGGTTCTGCCGCAGCAAAGGCTGCCGCCACCTCTGGCGTCACATTACTATTCTTCAACGCTTCCAGTTGCGCCTGCACCTCAGGAATCTTTTTCTCCAATCGATCAATCTCATCTTGGTTAAGTGATTGATGCGCAGCATCTTTCCCAGGAACTTCCTTCCTAATCGTAAGCATCTCTTGCATCAGTCCTAAATTACGAGTGAGGGATTCAACTGTCTGTGTACGATCAACCTTACGATTATCAACAGGCTGTGCGCTCACACCTTGCCCTTCAATAACCTGCTGGGTAAAAGCCTTCCTTACTTCCTCTGCCTTCTTACCTACATCCATTCCTTCTGTGGCATAGAACGTAGACCCTGTGACATTATCAGTATAAACAGGAGTCTCTTTCCCATCATGCCACTTCTGCATACCATTGAAGGTGAGATTATGCTGCTCAGCAAGTGCTTTTGCTGCTGCAATTTCTGGAGTATCCTTGGGCTGCCCGCTCACACCTTGATCGGCAATCGGCGGGGCAACTTCTGCTGTTAAAGTTGGTTCAACTTTTGCTTCAACTTTCCCTATATCTCCAGCCCCAGTTGAAAGAATTTCATCGGGCTCCGCAACAATAGGAATCTCATCTCCCTTCAACTTCGCTGCTTTCACAGCTTCATCCACACCCTGCTTAAACTTCTGATTCTCTGGTTTAGCTATTTCATTTTCAATATCAACCATATCTGCAACCATAGCTTCTAATGGCTCTTTTCCATCATTAACCCTTTGCTGCCATTTCATTTTTGCAAGGTTTTTATACCAACCTTCCAACCTTGCAACTCTTGCTTTAAGATAATCAGATGCCCCAGGAACTGATTTAATCAAATTAATATACCCATCAATTATTTCGACAGCATTTCCTGTAACATTCTTTACAAGGATATCCGCCGCTTCTTGTGCCGTCTCAGAATTAACTTTCTCCATATCAGTAATCCCAATCGTCAATGCCTTAATAAACGCCTCGTGTTTATCCTTAGCTTCAAGTGCTTTATTTATATAGAACGCAGACTCCGCGCCTGACTTCTCTACATAATTATCAGCAAGCCGCTCAAATCCTTTCCAACTTGATATGTCTGCTGCTGGGATAGGTTTATCGGCAAGGGCAGTCCTTACCATATCTTCTTCTTTAGCTTCTTTTTGTGCTGCACCTAACTCTTTCTTAGATAAAGGTTTTACAGGTTCAACAGGAAGTTCAATTACTTCAGTCGGAGCAGCTTCTAGCGCTGGCGGAAGTTTCTTCTCCTTCACCCCTATCTTGCCAAACATAGCAGACAGTGCATTACGAAGGGCAGTGTTCTTCCCCTTAATTAAATCAACAGCAACTTGTTCTTTCTCACCTGACAACGCTTTATCAAATGCGTCAAACTGTTCAGGATGATTTTTAAACATATCTTGCAATCCTGCAACAACATCAATCTTGGTTTTATTCGCATCATCCACTTTTCCTGCTTTATCTTGCACATCAAATTGTTCCTTCGCAAGTTTATCCGTATTAGACAAAGGAATTAATTTTGCGATACTATCCTTCACCCATGGTGTCTTAGTAAGGAAAAATATATCCATAGCGTAGTTAAACGCTTTATCTGTTAACTCAGGAGAAATATTTCCGGTTTGTACACCCTGCACCACTTCTTTTACAAAGTCATCTATTCCAAACTTTCCATTATTTCTGTATAAATCAAGTAATCCCACCCCTACTGCAACACGTAAAGGTACAGTTGGTATAACTCCTGCTGCTGGATATGCCGCACCAATTATAGCTCCACCTTTCATTGCATTAATAACTTTATTCGTGGCCTCATTCACCGTTGTGCTTCCACCGATTGCTGGTGCCACTTCCGCTATCCCCATTGCAGTACTCATCACAGCAGATTGCTGCGCAATGTCCCTAAGGTAATTCACTGCGACAGGAGATGTCTTAATAGCTTCTTCCGTCCCTTTCCATAGTGCTTGCGCCACTTTGTACGGTCCAGCCACTATACCACCAAACTCCGCTACACCGCGAGCAGTAGATTCTATCACAGTCTTAGATTTAGGTATCTCAACTCCAAGTAAACCTGTAGCAATATTTCCAGTTGCGGCATTCATATAGCTCGATAAAGTATTAGCCACCACCTGAAGTGTTTCGGAGCCAGCTACAACAGCCCCCCATGTTTTAGGGTTCTCTGCTACTTGCTCATTAGTAGGATTAGGCCATTCCCAGGCTGCTTTTGCTACTTCACCTACTCGTTTAGTATCTACCCCTAACTCCCCCACTTTCTTAGTTATAGCATTACCAACCCCACCAATTAATGCGTGGAATCCTTCTTTAGCCATATCTAAAGCACCTTGCATATTCTCAAGACTGTAAGTATCAGGTGCCTTCGGTGCGAATGGTGCCAGTAACTTCTGTTTAACTTGTTCTTGCACATCATCAGTTTGATACCTGAATGATGGGTCATCCTTCTTCATCATCTCAACATAGTTCGACGCAACCTTCTCTTTCACCTCGAAAGGTTGCTGCTGAAACTCAAGGTCTTGTGTAACTGTCTCCCAAGGTTGCAGAGCCATTACTGAACCCCAAGAATTTGCTTCCAATACGGCACTGCATCATCAGCAGGAACAGATGACAAAGCACCAGTATTAGGATCCGTCCCATACCTTTTATAAATAGCTGCAAGTCCTGATTGTCTTTGAACTTCTAATGCATCTACAGCATTTTGTGCTTTAGTAGGCTTAGCACCCCAACCAAAGAATCCTGAAGTTTGGCCAAGCTCACCTAATTTCTCTTGTGCAGAAATTTTACCCCTCGCATATATATTCTCCTGTTGTGCTATAGCACTCTCCATCTTCCCTGATGTTGCAACATCTTTCATCATATCAAGTCGGCCTTGCTCAATCCCAGTCCTCTTCTGCTCTTCAGCAACCCTCAGTGCATCAAGCCCACTCCGTGTAGCAAATTCAGCTTTCTCATTCGCAAATTTTTCCTTATTCAATCCAAGTTCATCCGCCATCTTACCTAACATTGCATTATGATACGAAGCAGTTTCGCTATGACTCGCTGCATCAAGCGATAATCTACTCAACCCAAGTTGATACGCTTGGTCTTGCCCTCGCATTGTGATATCCTGGCCTCTTGCAGATGTTGATGCCTCTGTATCTTGCCCTATTTGCTTCATCACATCACCCATCATCCCACCAACTACACTTGCAAGTCCACTATATATCTGTGCGGCTCTCGCTTTATGTGTCCCTTGTGCTTTTTCCATAAGTGAATTGAAGGTATCCAACAACCCAGAAACTCTTTTATCATCAAATACCTTCGGTGTGGGTGGTGCGGGGTTGGTGCTGTTGTTTTGACCATATCTCTCTTGTTGTGCATTAACCACCATTGGACTTGTTGTAGTAGAAGGTGGATAGATAGTTCCATTCTCACCACTAAATGCTTCTACATCTTCATCTGTGTATGTTCTTGCCATTATCTATCCTCCTTATATTGTAGTATCATCATAATTATGATTTTCTGAATACTGATAATCCAAGCTTGCTCTTCCATCTGCGGCTATACTCGCTTGCGCACTCACACTGGTCAGCGATGAAGCCATTATTTGCGCCGCAAGTTTACCTATCTCACTAAGTGTACCAAGAATCATTGTTTTAGTACGTTCATAATTCCCTATCTCTATCTCAGCATTTCTCAGTTTAACCTGTGCTTCCGCAATCGCTTTCTGCACATTAGCATCATATACCTTTGCATCAAGAGATCCAAGTACCTCGTAGGCTTTAGCAATGGAATCAAACGTCGCGGCTTCAACCGTCATAGCCTTCATTCCAATCTCGGCCTTTGTAACTCCAATCCCTACATCAACTTTATACATCTCGACGTAACCCAGGAACTCTCTTAACTGTTCTTCATTATATGTAATCCCTGCCTTCATATTCTCTATCAGCACATTATATTTCATAAGGAGTCCTGAGAGTTTAGCCTTATACCCTTCCATCTCTCCCAGATACCCTTGCATCTTCTCAAGTTCCACTTTGTTATCAGCATCCCAAACTTGATACTTAATTTGGAACTCTTTAAATCTGTATTCAAGTTTAGCCAGTTCAACGGTTATGATTTTTATAGCTATGTTAAGGTTTTCTATAAGGGTTTGCAACGCTCTATTCCGCATACTATTTACATAATCCATAGCTTTAGCTTCAAACGCAGTGCCTACCTCAATCGCTTTATGAATGTTGGCTTGCTCCAACTTCCACACTTCAACAAGGATAGCGTTGGATTTATCAAGTCGGGCGTTCATCCACTCTAATTCAGTAGATAAAACCTTCTTCTCAATATCCCCTGTAGGTAAATCAAACCCTCTCTTCGACCATACCTGTATAACTGAATTAATAGAATCCGCTTTTGCTTGCGTTGCTCTTACTACATCCCTTGCATACTCAGCATCTTGGACAGACTGGGGCATAGCTGTACCACCAGTTGTGATAACATTGTTGTACCAGTTCTGAAGGTTGGTGAATAAGGTTGAAGTATAAGGATCTTCACTCCAACTAAGCTTCTTCATATCATAATCAAAGTTGAGGTTTGCATCATTTAATCTATCTGTGAATGGGAGAATTGTGAGAGTAGGAGGCTCCTTTGGATCGGCTATATCCTCAGCACTTATCTGAGTAACCGGTGTTACTGGAACATAAGCAGGATCGTTCGGTCTATCAGTCTCTGCAATAGTATCTATTATATCCTCAAGTTTATTCTCAAGTGCTTCCATATCAGGAACCTCTTGCTTTAACTCATCAAATGTAGGAGGGTTGCTTACATCATCTATTTCTACATCCGCATTTTGTGTTTTTGTATCAAGTAATGCTGATTGTAACTGTTCTAATATATCTGTAACAACTTTATACATATCTGCAGTATACGTCATTGCCGCAGCAAACTTTTCTTCAACAACCCCTGTAGAACTGGTTACAATTTCATCAACTTCGTCATGTGTGCTTGCCACTATCGTACCCTCCTTTCATTCCTTGCAACTTCAGCATTCTCACTTTTCTCTTGCGTGACGATTTTAAACTCATCTAAATCAAAGTCACATCCATTGACATTTTCAATCTTGAAGGTGTAGTGTTCCCCAGAGAATCCTTCGGGGAACTTAATCCTTGCCCTTCGTATAGCGTTGGTTAAGTTACTTACTATATCTTCATACGATGGAAAATCGTCGCAGGTTATAGTAACTTTAATTCGTCCTGCTGCCGAGCCAAGTAACTGCCCATCCATAACCCTTCGAGGAACAGGATTATTAGGATCAACTATATGTGTTGTAACACTCGCTGCAATCTTTGTTGTCTCATCAAGATCGCCCGTCAACTCATGTATCCCTGTTGGACTTGTTGCAAGGACTTTATCATTCACAATGGCAAAGGAGTCAAAGCCAAAGTTAGTATACAGCGACACCGCTCCTGTCTTTGTATTCACAACTTTACATTCATACACCCCTGTTGTTAGAGTTGCATTCGCAAGTGCTTCGACACTAACTTCAATATCACAATCTACAATCCCCACAATCCCTACATAAGCTGTAGCCTCAAGTTCGATTATGATATCCGCATCAACTGTCCCTGCACCTCTTGCATAACCAGTTGCTTCAACTTCAACTACGATGCTGTTATCAGAAGTACCAAGGTTGCCAATGGTAAGCGTACCTTCTGCTTCAATAACAATATCACCTTCAATAACTGTGCCAGAGTTAGCATCACAAGTAATCTCAATATCACAATCAACCGTCGCAACTTTTCCTGTGTAACCAGAAGCTTCACATTCTATTGTAATATCTACATCAATTTCCCCTCTTCTTACTGAGTAGCCTTCAGCTTCACACTCAACTTCAATATTCTGGTATATAGTACCTTCATTGTGCGTATAAGTCGCAATATCAAATTCGAGGGTATCTTCTTTGGCAATTAGGGTGATTCCGGAAATATCAAACTGTAGTTCATCTTCCTTGGATACATCTACAGTTGCTTCAATATCGAACTTTAAGGTATCCTCTCTCGATATCGGAATCCCTATATCAAACTTTAGTTCATCATCCTTAGATACAAGCCTGGCAATCTCCTCCACGTTAAATAGGAGTTCGTCTTCCTTAGATACCAAAACAGCTAACTCTCCGAACACCCCACCTAAATAAAAATCAACATCAGTATTTGCGATTTTCCCTTCAACTATCCCACTTGCGTCGGCTTCAGCTACAGCCCAACCATGGTATGGTACTCCATGATATTCATCGGTCGTATCACCGTTCTTCCTGAATGCATAGTTATGACTCTGTGATGTTGAGACGACTTCGATTATTGCATTTTCATTCGCACCTATGGCAGGTAAATCAGCGTAAGCAGCAATTCCAGAAAGACTAATATCAGTTGCATTTGTATTGAAAGTAACCCCATCCTTAAAATATCCAATAAGCCAAAAGTCTACAGTAGTTGAAGCTATTTGACCTTCACATTGCTCAGAAGCGTCAACTCCAATAAATGCACAACATTGATATCTTACTTGTTGAAGACGATTGTCTGTACTCCCATATTTTTGCAAAAACCAAGACTGTAAATAGTTAGTAGTTTCTACACTAAAAATCGCTCCGATTGCTGTATCTGTACCTGTGTCAGAAGATATATCAATTATTGTTGGGGTCGCAGTTGCAGATAATGACTTATCAACCGCATTAGTGAAAAATACTGCATCAGCATCAAAGTACCCAACCATATATATAGATTGAGATGTAAGATAATTAAGGTAAATATCAACACTTAATCCTGTACTTACTCCAATCGCTCCATGGTATTGTGTTGCAGCACAGGTTTCTTTTGGCCTGTTATCTGTTGAACCTGTTTTCCTGATTCCAAAAATATAACCTATAACAGCAGCGGCATTAATGTATTGGTATAGTATGCCCGTAGTCCCCGGAGGACAGTAACTTGATACATCAATTGTCTGCCAACCGGTAGAAAGTGGCGTTATATTAACAGGCGTTATTCGTGTTAAGCCCATAGATTAGACTCCTTATGCACTACCTTCTGTCTTGACTTTCATTGGTACTGCCGTTGCTACTATTGAAGACGCAGGGATAATCAGTTTTAGCCAATATCCAGCCACACCAGTTGTTGCAATATCCCCGTGTGAGAAACCCTCAAGTTTAGTGTCAATATCCGCACCTGTTCTGAAATAAGTACAGACCTTGCCCCCAGAGGCAATAGCTCCCCTTGTTGTGCCACCCGTACCCTGCTTAATTGTGACGGTAGTTGTGTCAGTTGTGGCAGGGACTATCATAAATACTCTTCCTAAATCAAATGTATTAGTCGAAAGCACCTCCGATGTGCTTGTTAACGCTACAGTTTCAGCGGTATAGACCCCTGCAACTTCACCATAGATAACAACATTTCTCGTATCGGAACCGCTGGAGGTAAGTGACACCTTCGCTGCTGCGCTCCATGCAGTCAATTCACTCATATTAGCTCTTGTATCATCTGCATGGTTCACCCCAAGAGCGACAGACAATGCACCGGTTGTTGGCTGGAGTGAAATCCACGCCTTGACTGCGTACCATGTATCCGCTCCGTTAGTGTTTTTGCGGAACATCTTGCGATACTTAGTAACGCCTGATGCAGCTTCAGCGCCTGTAATTGCCCCAAATAAATTATTATCAGTACCAGAACTGATTACAGTTCCTGTATCAATTGCCCCCCCACATGCCATTGTATCACCTTCCGTTGTTGATTTGTAACTAACTATATCTGCCGCTATTACTGCCATATTCGTATCCTCCTTTATTTACTCAGGATAGTAGACTCCTATCGCTGGTATTAGTGTTGTTGGTTTGAACAAACTATTCTCTGATATTGCTGCATTCCCAATCCCGTTTATCTGGGAGCATATCGTACTTGGGTTTGTAAATAAGTACTCAGGCTTTATAGTTATGAATGTGCCATACCAATTACCTCCGCCACCTCTCTCCCATGACTGCCCCCGAAAAGCCCGGGGGTCGCTTACCCACACTACATAATGAGTTGCATCCTTATGTGTTTGTGCTGTTACCTTAATTTGGTTCTCCCCACCAACTGCAATAGATATTGGGATAGGAGAGGTAATAGGGCCAACCGAACAAGGATTCATTGGGGACACCGCTATATTTCTATCGCCTACGAGTTTAGTACTTAATAACCCACTATATTCTGCCGTGGCCTCATACCCCACAGTATCACTTACAGTCATTGCAGGATAAATAAATTCCTGCCTATATCCCTGTTGCGTTATTCCATCCCGCCCACGACTGATTACCCCGATAACCCGATGGATGGTTGTAAAAGTTTCTTTAGGAGAGAAAACATAAACACCCCATGCATCCTGGTAATCATTTATCTCCCCGGTTACTTCCTGAAACACATCTTCAAGCAAATAGGTGTAAAGGAAACTATTGTCTGATATATAAGTTGACAGCCCATATATTCTTCGGTTATTAGGTTTGTTGAACTGAGGTTTAAAGGTAGCCCATCCATGATAAGGTGGATTATATATCATATCTCTGTCTGCATATAATTGCCATGCGGCACTCCATTGATTTGTGGCAAGTTCGATTTCATGTGTGCTACCATCCAACTTATAAAGCAATTTATAACTATGTGCCTCAGACTTTGTCTCTGTATAATCCTGGAGAACAAGATTCCATTGTGATTCATCTATATAAAAGAATTTGTCATCACGGATTTTCTCGTAATGTTTGTCGTGCAGAAAACAAATGTAGTTATTTTGGTCTATATAGTCATACTCCATAAGTTTTGTTTCATCATATATCTCATTAGTTGGTGTAAAGCGTCTGTTAGCCCCTCCAACAACATCTGCTAATATTGCCCAACGATCTAAAAAAGGGTGGTATGGGTCATAATAAGTGCGATGAATCCACGAATATGTATTTTCCCGAATAAGATCGCTACCTATATGAAACTTATCGGTTCCTATTTTTGACTCCTCTGCCTGTTCATAATAAACTCCCCATTCAGGAAAAGCTTCTCGCCCACTTGGCACGCTATGCCATGTCCAATAATGGTTATATATTTCATGCCGCTCCTGCTTATTGTAGATATATTTCTGCCCCCCTAATGTTGCAAATACATCATGGGTCACAGTATCCCCACTATATCTGCGGTGATCCCGATGCCAGTTTGGCATTGTTGATGCCCCTACTTGAGTCTGATAGAAAAAATATAGAATTGGAATCGGCGTATATAAATCTTGTGTGCTTATATCAATTATCTTTGTATCGTGAAATGGGATGTCTGCATGATAAGTTGTTGAGTTCCCGTTAGCAGTTTGATATGTGACTACAACTGGATAATCGCATTCGATATGATTAGTATGCCAGCCCCACATTTGCCTGAAATCCTGGTAAATACTAACACTGGGACTTAGGTTAGTCCCTGTGATATTGCAATGAGGATACCCCACACTAAACATTCCGCTTGCTGGAGTATGAATCGCCCCCGCAAGTTGAGTTATCATATATTTGCCGGTTGTTCTATCGTTATCTTTTATCTCACTTACACCTTCAGGATATGCAAGCCAGTTTGACGAAATCCAATAAAACCATCCAAGGTCTTGCTGTGCCCAAGGGTCTTTAGATATGGCATCCGAACCAGATATAATCTTACCGCTGTTATTTAAAGGCTCGATTTCGTAAGGCCTTCTGCCAAGGGCGTCAACGATATAGAAACGACCTGGGATTTCAGGGTTCAAAAGTTGGATTGATTGAGATGTACCTGCCCCGAATTTAGGATTACAATTCTCCCCGAAAGGAGTATAAATATGAGTCGTTCCACCTGAATCGTCTTCATATAGATAAACAGGATTTTGAGAGATATAATGTCTGCCTGCAAAAGATGTAATGTATGGGGCATATAAATCATATGCCATGCCGCCATAGTTATATCCCTTATAATTGTTATATGCACATGCACTTGTTGTTACATATGCACTATGAAGACGCTTGCCCGTTGGTTGATTTCCGAATAAGTACCCGTCCACATGGTTATCTGTGTGCATCGAACTACCCCGGAAGAACTCCATCTTCTCCCAGTCAATATAAGAACTTGGATAGATGCGATATTCGGTATTTGAGACTACTGTAAAATCAACAGGTTTCAAGACATATACTTCGCCAACAAAACTCAATTCAAAAGCCATAACTCCAAATTCAGTTGTTAAGATAAGCCTTTCAAGTGTACCATTTTTTACTGGGGTAACAATAGTTGTATATGGTGACATAACATTAACTATAGTATCATTAAAATTCTTAATCACCTGTATCTTAGTCCCATCCTTGTACACAAACGGTGTCGGCATGTAAGTAGGTACATCTCCCATTGAGGCCTTGAGGTTAAGTAATAACCTCTCGACCTCAGGAGTGTAAGCGAATGCAAGTTTCTTATCACCGTAATAACGGATGGTTCTTGACACTAAAGTTCCTTTAGCTCACCAAGTACTTAATGTTGAGTTTGAACGAAGATACAAGTACAGGGCCACCGACCACGATTCCAGTAGAACCAGCAAGATTTAATGCTGCACCAGAAGTTGCTACATTCATCTGCAACCTTGGATCGGTTGCATTGTTAGTCCCAAGATCATTATTATGAACAAACCTGGCGTATGAGCAAGTTCCAGCAATAAGACCAACACCTTCCCAATCATATGCGGTTTCCTTCTCAACATAACCCAGTGTCGCTGTACCAAGGTGGAGGCTGTTGATTCTAGCATTAGCGGTTATATCATTCAGTGTAGTAGTGATCCCACCAGAACCTGTGATGCTTGTTATTACAAATGGCTCACCAGCATATCTTGCCCTAAGATATAAAACTGCTTCTGTAACCCCCGCACCTATAATAGCAATAGCTTCCATCACAGGACTTAGAGTAGCATCAGCATTAATAGCCGTCGCAAGACTTGTTGCAAGGATATCATTCGTGCTATCCCCAGCAACCTGAGTATACACAAGGGTCTTAGATGGAGTAGAGCATATAAGGGTGACTGTATCATTCGTACTTCCCTTCACACAAGTAACATTAGCTTCTTGCCTTGTTGAGACTGTTGATGCTGTAAGAGCTGCGCCATCTTTAGTAAGCTTGAATAAAAGATTACCGGTGGGTGCGACATCTGCAGTCGCTGGGACTGAACCATCATAACCATAAAGTACCGCATCCTCAAACATCTCCTTAATCCCTTTACCCTGTGCTAAACCATTCCTACATCCTGTAGATAAAATTAATGTTCCTGCCATTTAACTCCTCCTTTAAACTATACCCACAGTTAAAAACTGTGGTATGTTGTTATTGATTCTAAATAATGATGCCCCGTGGAGGTAGGTGTCACCTGCTATCTTATCAATAGTAAGATTAACTAACTCTCCCCCAGCGCCACCAATACACATCCCTTGCTCTGTATTAAATAACACTACATTTGTTTTAAGTCCTTCATTTACTAATAATCTCTCTGCATGAACCTGACTCCACTTAATCGCGCCATACTCTGCCACAACAATCTGCACCATCTCATCAGGATCATTGCCTTTCCAGAACATTATACGCTCTCCGTCAGAGACGTAAAGACCATCGTCAACAGCGGCGAGAAGAGTAGGTTCAGTTGCCATTCTCATCCTAAATCCTCTGATGTCAATGACGTATAGGTTACCCGCGTCAGAGTATGTAATACCCTCATGATTTGCGGTGTAAAGGCGATTATGATAATACTCAATAATGTGACCTGGAAGCATACGCGACTTGAAAGGTTCGGTGGTAACAGGAAACGATGTGTATACATCCTGTTTAATATAACCTATATTTACAGCATTTGAGCAAAATACTTTATCAAGATATTTGCAATACCACATTCTATTGTTGCTCAGTAAAGTTGCAATCGTACTTGCAGTGTAAGCAGTGTCGCTATACTTTTTAAGGTTTCCACCTTCAACAAAGTATCCATGATTGTACTGATCGAAACTGTGTGGGGTGCCTGAATAGCGTTTAATAAAACCACCGCGCCTTGACCATCCACCCACATTATTAAAATCTATATTACTCCCAGCACTCACAACATCAATAATGGTTCCCGGATTATCATAAACAGGTGTGTCAAGTGCGCTAACACCTTTAATCGGTTTAACTGTAAATGTTACTAACACACTTACCTCCTCACCTTTATTCTCATATTCTGACTCTGAACACTCATCACACGTTCTATATCTGCTGATGGGCGTGCTCCTACACTTGCTTCAAACAGTTGTCTGTATGACATTGCAACCTTCCCGTCTTCAGTTTCTGTATCACGTTTAGAGAACATCTTATATAAACACCATAGTTTCATATCCTCATAGTATCTCTCGTTAATTTCAGGGGTTGGGTATGTGATACCAAGATGATTCAATGGTAGTCGTTTAACAACAAGGGTTATATCCCCGTAATCAATGTCAGGACTTGGGTATAATATTAATTCATTACTTGCAGTTATGATGTAAGATGTAGGTTCTCCTGTTTCACTTCTCCATCCGGGTAACTGTTCATCCATCTCCCTCTCTGATTGTTTAGTCAGCGGCTCTCCTGTCCAAGTCGCAAGGACAGTATCCACCATAATTATCTTTGCGTGCAATGCATACTTTGCGATTGCAGCAGTCAATGCCATTGTGCATACTGTTGCGGTGGAGCGATCTTCAAGGACATATGCTCTACGACATATCTCATCCTGGCCTTCATCAAGATACTCTATAAGTTCCTGGGAATCCCAAAGCAACCCATCTGCTGGAACATTCGCTCCTTTATTTCTTGCGGTGTTTCGTGCTGAATCGACTAATTGTGCAAGTACTCCTTTTAACAATGCGGTGTTATCAAGTTGGTAGAAATACTGAGCCTTACCAATAATAGACGATCCATAGGTAAATGAAACTTGCATAACCCGCAATTCTGCAAGTCTTGTGGTGTTCTGAATTGCTGTATCAGTTGAAGATAGTGTTATAGTGTAAGATGTAGAACTGGGTGTTATAGTTGTTGCCGCTTTAATAACTATTCCAGAGTATACATCTACTATTGTGTAACTTCCGGTACTTGGAGTTACAGCAGTTCCATCTTCATCAACAAAACTAAGTACTATATGCTGCACAGTGCCAGATATAAATATAGGTAGCATTAATACCTCCTACTCACCATATTGTTTAGACTTAAAGTTAATAGTATTACTTTTAGAAGTAATAGCATTAAATATTATATCGTTTGCATTTGTTACAAAAGTTATACCACTTAATTTAACTATAGTTGCTATGTAAAATACGTTTGCGGCTAATAAATTATTACCTAATACATTATTACCTAATCCCCAAGCAAGAATTGCTGTACTTTTGCCTAATCCTTGCCCAAGTGTTAAACTATTATACACTTGATGCAAGCTCCTTAGTAATAATACCTGCTTGTATATCACTGATATTATTGCCGTCTATGTCTTGTAAAACTTTATCTAAAATAGTTGTGGCGTCAGTGTCATCTCGTATAATTAGATGCCAAACTAAACCTATCTTCTCCAAATACTTCTTATTTTTAATCATTGCAAGCATCAAAGATACGTCAGATTGCAAGCCAGCAATGTCCTGTGATTCTATTGATGCTACAGACGCATCAAACAGAATTTCCAGATCACTTTTAATGTACATCTCTCCTGTACCGATGATCGTGTCTGCTACAGGTGACGGTGAACCCCCGGCCTGCTTGTAAACGACGATTGTATAAAGCCCGTCGTTCCATGCCGTTCTTGATTCCGATACCTCATACCGACCTTTAATAACAGAATCCTCAACTAAGGATAAAAAGGGATCGGCGGGTGCGGAAGCGAAAGCTCCATCTGCATCATTCAATCGGTATCCATCCGCTTCTCTCCTCACGATTGCATAAACGGTCAACCCTGTGGCTGAGTAATCGGCGGTTATCTTTTTTACATTAGCCATTTTGTCTCACCGGCACAACAGCAATTTGTGGACTCCCAACAAGCTGCAATGTCATGCCGTGCTTCTTAAGCACTTCATTCACTTCATCCGAGCAAGCCTTTATCTTCTCGGTAAGCAATCTCTGTGATTCAATGAGTTTCTTTTCTTCTCCAGTGAGTTCAATCTTTGCCATTATTTTATTACCTCCTTTGGCGTAATTTCTCCGGGAATAACTTCTTCCAGCTTCGCAACTTCCGCAATCTCGACCCTTGATTTTATGCCAAGAACTTCACACTGAGCTATAAGTTCATTCACTTCCTTTAGTTCGGCTTCCCTTGCCACCACGAAATCATCCCTCTGCTTTGTAATCTGAACCTCCTGCTGTTTCAAAAAATCTAAAGTGTAATCGTGAGTCTCCTCTTTAACCTCTACTGGCTTGACGACCTGTAAAGTAGTGTCATCCTTTTTTAGGTATTCCATATGGCCCCCTATGATGTTGCTAATAATTTAAGATTTTCTAATTTAACGAGTAAGGCGTTTATTTTTGCATTGGTAGCGTTGATCGTTGTAATAACTTCCGCCTCTGTGTCCAAATCCCCTGCGGCATAATCTGCTTTTGCGTCTGCTTCGTGAGCTTGAGCAGTTAAGTCCACTAACCTACCATTGGTAGTGGCGACTGGTATCTTCCCACTTGTAAGTCTTGCTCCGTCATCTAAAACAATTCCTTTTCTGCTTGCCCCCGTTGTTATCGTGGCAAAGAAATCGTCTGTCGTAAATTCTATTGCTCCAACTTCTGCTGTAGTAAGTGAAACGCCTGATGTAAATTTAAACGGTGCAGTTGAAGCAGTGGCTGTGCCTGCTTTCAAGTGTAAGACTGCAGTGGGACTCGTCGTCCCGATGCCGACGTTGCCGTTACTATCTACATTTATCCTCTGATTCCCCGCTCCGTCAGCGATGATGATATTATTGGTCAGCCCTGCGGCAAGCCCTGCTACATTTGCACCAAGTATAGTATTTCCAGTGCCGTAGATAATTCCTCTGCCTGTGTTGTAGCCAAGAGCCGTGTTGCTATTCGTGTTATTGGGTGTGGCTGTGCCTGTGCCTGAACCTACTCCCGTTGCGGTGAATACTACGCCGACTGTGTTAGATGCTGCACCGATTAAGGTAAAATCAGTCGTGCCTATTGTTTTGATTGTATAGCTTGTCCCAACATTGAAACTACCCGCTGTTTGGGCGATGCCTAAGTCGTAGAGGGCTTGCATACCATTGGCGGTGTTGTTGTTGCCTGTGGTGTTGAAGTAGAGGGCTTGCATACCATTGGCGGTGTTGTTGTTGCCTGTGGTGTTGGAGCGGAGGGCATTCACACCATTGACGGTGTTCTGGTAGCCTGTGGTGTTGGAGCGGAGGGCATTCACACCATTAGCAGTGTTTAGGTTGCCTGTGGTGTTGTAGAGGAGGGCATTCACACCATTAGCAGTGTTTTGGTAGCCTGTGGTGTTGGAATAGAGGGCTTGATAACCAATTCCCGTATTATAATCCGCCGCATTGGTGCTTAATGTGGCACTTGATAATCCTGCTTGATAACCGAGAAAAGTATTGTATTGAGCACCTGCTACTATGTTCAGACCCGCCTGATAACCGAGTTTGGTGTTGAAATCAGTATTATCAAAGTTGATTAAATTTGCTACCTGAATGGTATTGTTTGGACTCGTCGTCCCGATGCCCAGCCTATTATTCACCTCATCATAAGCCGAAGTTCCAAAAAGGATTTTACCTTTCGTGGCGTTTGAAGTGGATTGCAGGGTTAAAGTTTCAGAAGCGGCAGTGCCTCCAATTAAGGTCTGACCGCCAGCACGACCAGCAAGAAGGGCATAGGCCGACTCAGCGACATATGCAGCAGTACCCAATGCACCTGAAATAGTCACATTGTCCTGAACGGTCAAAACCTTACCGGACGTTATTGATAATCCATGAACACCTGTAAGCAAAGCGGCATGGTCAGAAACCAATCCGGCAGCAACTCCGACATTTTCCTTGCCTGAGATATCTGTGGTCTGAACGTCGGCACTTAGAACCCCATCTGTAATTGACAAACGGGTTCCGACCTTTATGCCACCAAGGACTGAGCCGGAGGCTATCGGTAAAACATAACTTGCGGGTATAGGTATTGTTAGCATATTGTACCACCTTTAAAATATTTCATAACGCTAAAACTCCTATCAAAATACCGGCCCCGACAAACCCAAGACCGGAAAGTATCTGCTTAAAAATAGAAGGTTTTGCTTCCTTGAGCATTGCATTGCAATCACTCTTTTGTCTTTCGATGAGACTATTCAAGGATGCGATTGCACTATCTTTTATTAAAAGTTCCTCGTCTTTTATTTGGATGATCTTTTTCAATTCCTCTATTTGAGATTGAAGCACCTGTATTTGTTCGTCCTTAATCAGACAGATATCTGAACTCACCCTGCCCTGCTCGACCTCGACAATAAGCTTCCCGGCAGTCTGAGCATCCATGCAGATGTCGGCATGAACTTTACCACAAAATGTAAGATTAAAACACATACACCATATTAAAAAAAGCAACATAAAGACCAACAATTTTTCGTCTTTTTTCATTTCACTACTGCCTTATATCCAAGTTTATCAAATCTGTCAACAATTTCCTGTTCGTCTTTCGGAGGCTTAATATCCATTCTCTGCTTCGCCTTATCCTGAATTTTCTTAATCAAAGATGAATAGTTTTTTGATAGCACCTTAAGATTGTTTTCGGATATTTCTATCTGCTTATCCTTTATCTCAATCTCTGCCTTGTGCTTATCTTCAATGGCCTTCTGCTGTTCGGCCCACTGTCTCTCGATCAGATTTTTCATAATAGGAATTTTATTTCCCTGCCATGCAAAGGCCACAAGGATAATCAGAAGGATTGCCGCTATCCCTACAAATATGTAGGTCGTCATCTTACTGCCACCGTTAACCATTTTCATCACCTCTGCACTTAACATTTTCCGCATATATCGAAGTCCTAAGAAGCAAACAGATAAATTCCGGGTATCGGTCAACAAGCCATAACATAAATTCTTCTTTCTCGCCCTTAGACGAGTTCAAGAATAATGTCTTCAAAGGACTCTCCGGACCGGGAATATGATGAGATTCACCTTGCGCCATATCATCCCTTATTTTCTAATCTTCGAATCTGCTCATCCTTCTCAGATAGCTTTATCTTGAGCGACTTTATCTGCTCCTGCCAGTCGCCTTCAATCATGGTAAATAATTTTTCTACTCGTTTTTCCAATGATGCCGTTGTCGTTGTAAGCTCTGTAACGGAATGATCCAATTTTACAAGGACCCCATCCGGCGCACGCAAAATTTTCTGTTCATTTTCTATATAAGGTATTTTTCTTGATTCAATCATGGCATTACAGGCTCCACAGACCTCGGGACTTCCAAAGATAGCAGCTTTCTTATTCATACCTATTTTTATCTTCTCAGTTAGGTACACCGCAAGAACAAACAGTAAAAAACAAGTGAGCAATGTGATAAGAACTTCGTGAAATTGGATGCCTATCTGGAAAGGAATATTCATCTACCAGAACCTCCAGTTATTATCATCTGAGATTTTGTACCGCTGTCCATATTGAAACACCCGCTTCGGATAGTCATAACCCACTTTGCAAAGATCAAGCTTCTCGCCACTTTTCAATATAAGAACTCTGCGTTTGCAGACAGCCTTCATTGCATCGTAATCAGTAACACCTGCCCTCTTATATTCCTTCCTCATTGTTCCGCTGCCTGAGTTGTAAAAACAATACGTTAACCACAGGACTCCGTCCCAGTTCTCTTTATGAAGCTGGTACATATACCATGCCTGTGCTCTGATTGAATGTTCCGGGTTGTAAGGGTCAAGGTGTCCGAGGTACTTCTCAACACCCCTCCATGTTGCAGGCATGAACTGTGTGAGGCCCATACCGGCGTCAAAGGCTGTAACATGCGGCTTGCAGTTACTTTCCTGTCTTGCTTGACCAACGCCGTACCAATAAGGGAAATTCAGACCGAAGTATTTCCAGTGCTGAATACGGATATCCGTCACAAAGTCTTGACAGCGGTCAAGCGCCTGAACTGGAGTCACAAGTAACAGAATGATGACGAGGGTCTTTATCACCCGCCGCGACTCCATGCGAATATGACAACTGCGTAAATCATGATTATCATCGCCTTATGGTAAGGGTCTTTCGATTCGTTGAAGTCGATATAGGGGAAGATCAGGTTTCTGATGATATGGGCATGAACTACTCCCGCGCTTACGAGCAGGGCCTTGAATAAGAACATATCCATGGCCGCCCTCGTATCACTGGATAGGAGAAAAAGAATAACGCCCAATACAATTATCATCAGCAATTCAAAGTACACCCTCTTGAGCTGCAAGATTATCGTCTTGACTATCGGCATATTATTTCCCTTTGAATTGATCCTGTGCTTTGTTCTTCAGGTCCTCGGTGATCCCCGCCAGTTTGTCCGCCTTCTTCGGGTTGGCCCTGCCAACCAATATACCAGCTATAAAAGCTGCCACTGCGATTATCACTACGAGAATTGCACTCATAACATCCTCCTTGTTACTTTAGTATTTTGCACTCTTACTCTTCATCTCGGGTGGATCATCTACACATCTTAGACATACCTTCTTACCTGTCCACTCTTCTACCATCTCAGATTCACGATAGTCAAACTTACATCGTGGACAAACTACCCATCTATCGTTCTTTTTGAAACTTAATCCTTTATGTGTGACGCGCATTATACATGCTTCCTAAGATGTAAGATTACCACATAAGTGTCGCCATTAGTGTGACCAAAGGTTGTGAATGCAAGATCGCCTGTTACACCAGTGCTTGCATTGTTAGACAGTGCAGGAGAGAAGGACATATCACCTATTTGATTGCTTGGAATGAGAAGCGCTACTACATCTGCGTTAGCTTCCCATAGCATCCTAACTCCCATACCATCGGTCATATATTGGACTCTTGCGATTGAAACGGTGGAACAAGCAGGGGTTAATGCACTTACATCAACTTTAACAACATCAGACTCACCTGTTCCATCAGAGACATTTAGAAACTTTATAACTATCTTGCTCGCGCTTTCTGTGAGTATTTGTGTGGATACTGCGTCTGCCATATCATTCTCCTTAATGAGTGGGGATGTACGATCAACTTGTGAACGTACATCCCCTTGAGTTAAACTATGCTTGTGTAACTCCCCTATTCGATAATGATGTAGGAATATAAATTATCTTATACTGTGATGCATCACAGGCAGAGTTAGGAAGATATGTACCTCTAACATCCCCAGTGATTGTTGTTGCTGGACTTGTTGTTGCAGCGAGAACAGTAGTCCCTGCTGTTGCTGCTACTCCACCCTTTAATTCCTTAAGAATTGTATTGTCACTTGCCATTACATAAGGTAAACCGAGGATGTCACCATGCCCAACTTCTATAGTATTAGTAGTAGAATTACCTGCAGAAGTTATTGCAATAGAAGTAATACTTTTAAATGCTTTATTGCCAGATACAGATTTACTTGTACCTGTTGCGGTAATAGTAAGAAGTTCTGACATTGTCATTCCATACACATCTTTACCAGTAACAAGGATAGTTGTAGCAACAATACTTGTAGAATGTGTTGCTATACAAGTCACATTACGAGGGGTTGCAAGAATCCAAGTTGCATTTACACCATCACAAGGGCTGGTTCCTATGTTTGCAGTTGTGTATGTTTTTGTGGTTGCATTAGGTAACTCTGTTGAAGTAGCACCATCAATCAAAGAGTCAATGTCAAGAGCAATTGGAGAACCTAAATCTGCGATTACAGGAATTGCACAGTTATATTGCCCACCTGTATTATCTGTTTTATTAGGTTTACCTACTCCAAGTCCACCAGTAAATCTTGTTACTCCCATATTATCCTCCAGGGTTACTTCCCCATCTGCTTTGCAGACAGAGGATTTTTGATGCTATGTTTACGTTTAGTTTGGGGGGAGGGTGACACTTGCTGCCTTACGCAAGCAAGTGCCTTTCCCCCAATCATAGGTCGCCTCGTTCGCAGAGGGTTGCCTATATCACGCGTTAAACCCATTATCCGCCGCTACTTCCGTAAATGCCGCGAGGGTCAGTACAACCAGCAACAAGTCTCATCGTCGATTTATACTGTGCGTTGTCGGTCTGGAAGTCGCTGTCGTTAGCAAATTCCTTCTGCCTTCTCCAGAAGAAGTTAAGGCAGTTAGGGGCGTCGGTCTTAATCCACCAAGCATCAGGGTCAGTGAGGAAGTGGCCTACAAATACACCTTCAGGCATCGTTCCCTGTGCAGGGTTGATGTCGTTGTTAGCACCACCGGGGAGTTGGGCAGATTTCAGAATCTGATCGGCCATAAATGCGTTCGCGGGGCTGGCGATAAGCTTGCGAGCCATTGCTCTGTACTTTAAGCCTCTGTCATTAATAAACTCTCCGATGCCAATTAAGGCTTGCTCGTATGAAGTTATGTCGAGATCGGCGGAGGGGTCAAGCCTGTTGCTCCAAGTTCCACCTTTGTACGGATGGGTAGTGGAACAAATGTAAGAGCCATCAGCACTTTTGGTGGTGGCGAAGCAGCCGTTGAGAATATCGAAAGCATAGATTTCAACAGTCTCGTTCATACTCCGTGCTAACGATTTTGGGCGTTGATTCATCTGGCGGTACTGGTCGTCTTCGTACATTATACGAGTGATGATGAAACCCAACCCATACAGGATGGCGGTGTAAGTTTGTTTGTAAGTACGATATACTGTATCGTAAGTGATGGGGTCAGCTTCACCCATTGCCACCGCGAGGCCGAAGCCGCTGAGACCGAAGTCAGTTTCGGTTGCTTTACTTGTACTTTGCACATCAAAAACTTTGCTGAATTCTTCAGCCCAAGCTCTGTCCTCTGTCCCCCATATTGTACGAAGTCCAGGTTCAAGGAGCTCTGGCATGTCTTTAGTATATATTGGCATTTACATTACCTCCCTTATATTCCAACTGCGCCAGCACCCTTATAACGGTGCTCGTTGAAGATTACTTTTAGTTTGCAATGTTCGCCCCAAGCGTTATCGGGGGAATCGACTTTGCCAAGCACTAAAAACATTGCTGTTTGAGCCGAAGCAGCAGCGAGTTCCATAATGGAAAGATAAGTTGTGCTGCTTCCAGCGGCGTAGGTGATCATGTCGGCTGACGCACCAACTTCGGTAAGGCCAGGTGTTTGACCTGTAGTGGACTGGACAGCCCATATGATATTTGGGTCGTCGAAGACCTGAATTGTTTTGCCACCAACACTGGCACTATCGTTTACATAGTCAGCCGCAACACCTATACACTTTACATCATCAGTCGCGGCTATTACTTGTACTGTGCCAGCAGCAACCAACATCACAGGGTCATTTTTATATATAGTTTGGCCTGTGGTAACTGTATAGGTGTGTGATCTAATCTGACCACCGGTGAGATGATCGATAGGTTCAAAACCGCTTGGGAAATCTTTATTTGCCATTTTCCTTTTTAACCTCCTTAAGTCTTACTTTCGTCTTCAAATTCGCTGTAGGTCAATCCCTTGCCCCCAGCCTCATCTACAAATTTACGCTTTGTTTCTGCAAGTGCTTCCTTTGATTTTGCAGCGTAGTATGCATCACGGCCCTTTGCCATCGCCTCTGGCATTTTGCATAAGATAAGATTGCGCTTGGTTACGTATGTACCAAGTGGTGTGCCGTCGATGATAGTGCGTACAAGGTAATCCTTTGCCTCTATTGGAATCCAACCTTCAGTCTTGCTCTTTTCCAGATTGTCTTTGCGAACCCACCGTAAACGAAAACCTGGGATGGATTTCACATCAAGAATCTGTGCTGGTTTCCATGGAGTTGTACTTTTGTCTGCTATGTTTGGTTTTACTGTTTCCATTATCTTACTCCTGCGGCTTTTTGCCTATTTATTAATGATTTTTGTTTTGCATAGTCTTCGTTACTGACGCCAAGGTTGCGAGCAAGGTCTTGTTCGGCGGTGGAGAGTTTTACAACTGTAACACGACCACTTCCGCCAGCACCCTCAACTCCATCTTGGCTACGCCTATTCCCGTGTGGCTTTGGTTTATAATCAAACTCTTTCTCAACTCTAAGTTTAACTTCAGCAAGGATTTCAGGTAAATCGGCATACTCGAAATCAGGGTCTTGCCATACTTCTTTCTCCATCTTGATGGCAGCCCCTCTCATCTTAGGATCTGTACGATACCACTCGGTAGAGTGAATCCAGCTTTTGTAGATTTTCTCGTCTTCAGGTTTAATACCTTCTTCAGCAGTAGGAGTAGGTTTAACCACAACCTTCGGCGCTGCCTTCATCTCCTTAATCTCAAACTTAAGATCAACGATTTTGTCATCAATATTGCTCTCTTTGTCGAAGTCAGCCTTCTCTCGCGCTTCGCGCTTTGCCGCTTTCAACTCGGAGAGTTTCACGTCGAGTTTAGCTATATCGTCATCTTTAGTGGTATCAGAGATTGCCCCTTTAACACTGTCAAGCGATTCAACGATTGCCTTGTTCCACTTACGCATCTCTTCGATGCCTGCTTCTTTAGTGGCGAGGAGCTGCTTAAGTTCTTTTGCTTCTTCAATAGCACGTTCGCCCTCTTTTGCTTTCCAGTATATCTCATTCCAGCGGGGTGATCCTTCAGGAGGATCTTCCTGCTTCTTTCCCTTTCCAGTTTCATCAGAATTTGCTTTTTCTTCTTCTACTTTTACTTCAAGTTCATCTGCCATTTCAATCTCCTTTGCGCCGCGATGCGGCTATTTACCCTTATGTTTAAAGTATTCCACTTCAGCAAGGCGAGCCTTTGCAGCCTTCTTTGACATAGGCTTTGATAGGTTCTTACCACTGTGGGAGACTACCTTATATAAACCTCCACCAACAGGTTTAATCATTGGACTTATACCTCCCGAGAAGGTCTTCTTCATTCATCACACGATATTGCATATCGAGAACCCAACTGCCACTGTAACGACCATAGAACACCTTGTCACCGAGTTTGCAGAAATCGACGTTATCGCCACAAGCGATTACCCATCCGAAGTTCGTCTGCATCTCGCCTTCTTTCTGTGCGGAGACTGGGATGTATAAACCTTTAGACTTCTCAACTTCGGCTTGCACAACGTAAACCCTACCAGGATACGGGACTATTGGAAAGTCCTTGATTATTTGTGCTATGTTGACAGGTTTATACTCCACCTCTTCCTGTGTAACATCATTACCAAATACTGGCTTTGAATAATCAATGCGTCTGTCAGTTACTATCTGGGACATCTTTCTCTTCCATCCTTTCTATTGTGTTAATTGCTTGGCTAAAGCCAATCACTCTCGCGGCTGTTGATACTGTATCTGCCGAAGATAATATTGATTCAAGATGTTTCTGCCTCTCACTGTGGAGGTAAGCGAGGACATCTTTTGTTTTCTGGAGATTAAGCCAATCTTTGATTAGCACTTGGTGCACCCTTTCCTTTCTGTTGTTGTTTGAGGTACATTTGCGCAATGTGAGATTTGCGATGGAAGTCGAATAAGTTCTTGGAGTTAGGACTCATCTCTGCGGCGTACACGGGGTTTGTGCTGAACGCTTCGTGTATACGGATATGCTCAAGATCATCGTTTTCAGGTAAGACTTCAACCCCTTTTTCCTGAAACATAGAAGAATTTTCTTCAAGCGGTGACATTGCAACAGGGGCTTCGGGTTTAGGAAGTATTCTGTCGATGTTGCGTGTACCAAGTGCTTTGTATAAGTCATAGGTAGCGGTATAGTTTGCCATTTGGTTACCGCTGGTGAGGCTATTTTGACGTACATCAGCGACTATTTGCTGGGCTTTCATGACTTCTTCCGCACGAGATATGATCTTTGGATCACTTACAGGGATAACATCAGTATCCCCTACAAAATCACTGCGGCCTATCTTTTCTTGCGCTCCCTGTGGAATGTTACGCTCGCCTAAAACCTTGAAGTATTCATCTTCATCGAAGAAGATACTGTTGAGTATATATATTTTACGCAGTTCTTTGTGGAATGATCTGTGAATCCTGGCGTGAATGGCGCTATAAACTTTACGGCCTTCCTCAAGAAGAGCTAAAACCGTGCTTGCAGGAGTGTCTGAGGAAGGTAATTGCCCTGTCATCGTTTCACTCACCGAGGTGACGAGTTTTGCATATTCATACAGAAGGCCAAGGGTGCTGTATAAAGTGTTATTTGGGCCTTTGAAGTCAAACACAAAGAGTGCCTTATTTATATCGTCGAGGAAGGTTTCAACTTCTTTAAATGTACCCTGCTCAAACACGAGGTCGCCTTTACTCAGACCAGAACGCTTAGCGATGAATCCACCTACGAGGTTAGCGAGGCTACCTGCATCAACGACTTCGTTTAGGATGGTGTTCATTGCTTCGTTTAAGCCCCTGAGTAATGTACCGAAGCCAAGGCCATAGATACCTTCAGGATTAGGGAGGAAATAATAATGTGTGAAGTACTCAATCGACTGCTCTTTCCCATTTGCATCGTTGAAGGAACGCTTCGTGATGCGTACAACTTCACGACGTTCAACATCGACAGTAATAACGTAAGGTTCAGCGATTCCATCACCATTAAGGTCCCAATTGCGATGCTGCTCAGCGAATACTCTTGGAGTTCCTATTGTATCAAATCCTTCTTGAGTACCTTGGATGCTGTCTTTAGCATCTTTGATGCTACTTGATGTAACATCGCTTAGTGTGCCGGCTTTATAATCCCAAGCCTTGGCGAGGAATATACCTTTAGCAACTCTCTTCCTTATATCATTAACAGTCAATGGGATAAGATGTGTCTTACGAGGCGCGGTGTCGAAGTCTTGGCAATAGTATGGCACAACGAGATCTTTAGCGCTGACATATTCACTTACACATCGGCCTAACGTGAAAGAGTAATAGGTCTTTCTAAACACACTTCCAATTAGTGCAAGTTGTAAGAGTGTCTTATCCATACTCTCACAGAACTCAGTCATTTTGTATAACAACTGGTAGTTCATGTACTTTTGGACACGTTCGGCTTTCTCAACATCTTCATCTCCGACGGCGATTGTATGGACGACTTCACGAGCGGGGATGATGCTTTCATAAGCGCGAGCGTGAAACTGAATTGCAGCAATCGTCAGGACAGGAAGGCATACATTGGAACAGTTCTTCCAAGGGTATGTCTTGGTATCCATGAAGTTACTGAATAACTTTATAATTTGAGCGACATTATCTTCCCATGTTTGGCGCGAGGCGAGGTCGTTCACAAGGTCTTCGATGACAATGGAACCCATTTGCGTGAGGACTTCAGGACCAGTCATGAGATGTTGTTCGTTGTAGATGTCTTTGAATGCTGGAACGGTAACGTTCTCAATGAGAGCAGCAACATTTACTACTTCATTCTTAGCGACTTGGATAGCGGTGTAGAGATGCTCCATTTCAGCAGTGGTCTGTTGTTCTTGGGCCTGTAATTCTTCAGGTGTTGACATTATTTCCCCTTCTTGCGTCTACATGCTGCTGTTGCTCTTACGTCTCTCCAAATCTCGAATAAAACTTTATGTCCTCTTCCGTGCTTTACAACTTTAAAGTCTATGCGATGGACAAGGTCACAATCACAGCAACGCATTTTGTAACCTTTCATTATTGGTTGAATTACATCACCATCATGTGCTTTTATATAGCGCATTAGTATCCTGTTTCCCTACTTGCTATAAACGACATAGTATCAAGGTTATAAAACTTGAAGAAGCAACACGACCATCCTTGTTCAATGTAATCGTTAAGGTGCTCTTCGCTGATATACATTGTGATTATAGTCATGTTAGTATCCTGTGCTCTGGCTGCGCCCAACTTGAAGACGCTGGCGTCTTACACTATCTGCAATGTTGTGCATCTGCATCTCAGTGTGCTGAGGGTCGAGAAGAAGTAATCTGTAAAGATTTTCCATTGCATGGTCACTTTTGTCTACAGGTTTTTGCTTCATACCCTTCGACGCAGCGGTGCTCTTCTTATATGAATCCCAAACATAGTGGGTGATTTCGTAGCGAAAGTTTTTACAGTTGCGGTTGATAAAGATGCGAGTATTACCACTGGTATCCTTGAGAGTTTCGCGGACGCGAAGGATGCCACGCGCTTTATCTTTTGAGGCAACTAAAGGAATAGGGTATAAACCTGCCTCGGCAAGATCAAAGGCGAAACAAGAACCGTTGGAAGGGTCACGGGTATATGCAAGAGGGTCGATGATGATGAGGTTAGCTACCTTACCGCGCTGGTGTTCCTGAATCATATTGACAAGATCGATAGCACTATCAGCGGAAGAGAAGATTTCATCAACTAAGAATAAAAGACCATCGCGCCTTACACAGAGGAACAGTATATTATGAGGAGTACGAGGATGGGGGTCTATAGCAATGTAGAGAGTGTAATCGTTCTTATTATCCCCCTTCCACCAATCGTCGAAGGAATCTATGAGATGAATGCGCTCGTTATATTCTTTGTAGACGAGGCCGCTGAGGAATAAAAGGTGTCCGGTGGTACGAACTTCGCGTTCTTCATCAGTAAACCTACTAAGGAGACGCTCAGCGGCACTTGCATCAATAGCAGGGTTGTCGAAGATGTTGGCGAAGAACACCTCAATTTCGGGATCACCTTCAGGGTTGTGGGTCTCGGTGATTTCATCACCAACCTTCTCAACGATGCGACTTGCTTTGCTGTACAACTCATCATTGATCCAAGGCGCAGTTTGGCCATAATTAGCTTCTTGAATAGGGGTGAGAGCGAAGACTTCCTCACCGTTGGTATCGACGAGGCGCATGAGATTCTCATCCCGAATTTCTTGTGGGGGTTGCTCATCGTAAATAACACAATGGCGCGAGGCACCTTGGAACTTTGAGACTTCACTCTCATACATCATGAATTCAATGAAACCGCCTTTTGTGTTAGTAACAGCACGCACCCTGCCTGAATCTTTCACTACATCAACGATGCTATCTGAAGGGATGAATTGCTGGATGTAGGGCCATATCACTTTAGAGAAGTTGTTGGGATAATCAACGGTGCATAAACGGGTGCGACGACTGGGATCGAGGCGGTGCGTTGGCATCGACGCGGCGATGGATTTAGGGGCTTTGCCAAGGAATTGGGCACAAGCTTCCATCACAGTGCCATATGTCTTAGACGATCTATTACCGCCAAGGATGACACGAGTCTTTGCAGGAGAAGCGTGAGCATACTTTAAAATAGGTGCAGGGGCGTAGACGCTGAATTTAGATTCATCCTTCGCAGCCCAAGTCTCGGTCATTTCGAGGATTTCAAGGAGGTCGGATTCGCTTGCACTATCAATTACGGTGTTATAGGGATTCATTTATTTCTCCCTTACAATACCTTTGTTGAATCCAATTTTCATCAACTTCTTCAACAGTTACCATTTTAATCACACCCCACAAATTTACGCGAGAGTTCTTCCACAGTACGTTCAACAGGTGAACACTCATCACTATCAATATTAGTGAATGTGGGAAGGGCTTCAAATTCGACAGAGATAGATTCCGCCGATTTAAGTGCTTCCGCTTTGGTATCGGCTTCATTCTTCATCCGCTCAATGCGTTCAGTGGCAAGGCGACGTTTTTCTTCAAGGGTTAAGTCACTATAACCTTTCTCACTTCGGGCAGTTACGTCGAGGATACCCTTCTGGATTGTACCATACCCTGCACGGTCAAGGATGCTTTCAGCTATCTTAATCTTATTCTTCTCACTGGTAGTGGAGTACATCGTGCGTTCAAGAACGTCAAGGGCAAGAGGGGATAATTCCTGTAATGTCTTAGTCACATCCGCCACACCCTGATCACGCATTGTCTGCAACCTATCAACTTCAAGTTTGAACAGCGGGGAGTTGATAATGATGGATAGGTAGCACTGAGAGATATGAAATTCTTTACACAATGAATTAGACGAGGCACCAAGCACTACGCGCCGCGCTAACTCTTTATGGTAAGGCCGAACAGATTTAATCCCATACCGCTCCACCGAGGCAGAGCAACCTTCTTGAGTCGCAGTTTTTCCCATACTCATAGTGTAACACAAGTCGCGCCTCGAAGTCAACTTATTCCCCGCGACTATTTTTGCTGTGCATAAGCATACAAGAGTAGTCATTATTAATAATAAAGTTGTAGATAGGCATACAACTTTGTACAAACTTAGACATGTGTTTTGCCGCCATATTTTCGACGGGGCTGTATTATAATATATAGCACTATACATCC